TGAATAAAGCTTTGAGCTTCATGTCGCCGGGAAGATTCTTCAATTCATCCAACTCTCTTTTATCGAGAGGAAGCGTAAGATCATGTTCCTCGCAGAAGAAAGTGACCCAGGAATCCGGAGTCATATCTCCACGATTCGATTTTGCACCGCGGGCGCGCAATGTTTCGTAGATCTTGAAAGCATCTTTACCGAAAATGGGAATTTTCCCGCCTTTGGTTATAGATGTTACTACAGGAAATACCTGATCGGCGATCAATCCCTGCGGTTTGTATCCTGATGCCAGAGTGGTCAAGGGAACGCTGACACCTTCAGTAATAGTATCAAAGAAATTCATAAACAGTTACCTCCTTTAAGGTGTTTGCGCTATGTTACGCATGAGTTGTCGTTGTCGTAGTCGTGGTGGTAGTCGTGGTGGTAGTCGTGGTCGACGTAGTTGTCGGCACAGTACTGATCATATTGCCGCCGAGTTTGATCTCGACTAACTGACCGGCCAAAGGTTGTGCGCGTATGACAATTCCATTGATATATTCGCCTTTGCCGGCAACAACGGCTTTTCCGAGACCGTTGGTTGTTACTTTATCTTCTTTATCAAGCGCTTCACCTGCTTCAACAAGAGCAGTACCATCAATGACAATGGCAAAACTCTTGCCGGTATCCTGATCTTCATCGCGGGAAACACCTTTTGCCAGTGCTCCTTTCGTTGCGCAAACCGCATCATTAAAATCAATAAAGCGGCGCTTGGTTATCGCACCATTGGCCACACCTGTGACAATGGTTCCGGGTTTTTCAGTATGCAAAGCCATAATCCGTGTCCTCCTTAATAGAATGGATTTTTATTGGTTACGCGGTAACAAATTGGTCCGCCGCTTGTTCGTAACTGAGATTGTGTTTTTCAGCGTACGCCTTGATCTGGGCGTCCAGTTCAACGGAAGCCGGATCGACTTGATGCGCTATTTCGGCAAATTTATCCGGGACGGGCGCTTGATCAGTGTTGTGGATTTTCGATTTATTCGGATCGGCAAACGTTTTGCCGCGACTGACAATTACCGGACGCTTGGAAAGACGATCTTTCATCTTGTTTGACGGTTTGACGTCACCTTCAGAAAAGGTCATGCTTTCCTCGTAATTGAGCAGGTCGGCATATTCATCAATGAGACCATCTTTTTCAGCCGGCAAGATCTTGCCGTCCTTGGCAAGTGTCTCGCAGAAAGCGGCAAATGCTGTTTTTGCGGTTTCTTTTGCGGTTTCCTTCACTATCTTTTCCGAATTGCTGATCTGATTGGTAAGCAACGTCTTCAATTCATTGAAGCCGGTCGTAAAAGAAGTGATTTTTTCCTGAAACATGACGCCGACTTTGTCGAGCAGTTTAGTCTCAAGATCGGTAAACTTTTTTTCCAATTCTTGTTCATTCATGTCAATTTCCTCCTGTTTGTGAATTTCAGAATAATTAGCCCCTGGTGTTTGAACAGGGGGAACGGCAATCATATTTTCTTCAGCAGGGCGCTGCAGATAAGCGATGTCATCTTTGTCGATGATTTTATTCGTTGCTTCGACACCGAATTTTTCGATGAAAAAATCACGGACACCGGACAAGATGCGTCCGACTATGGGCATTCTGGTTTCATCGGTAGCCCAGATGTATTCATCGAACGTGAGGTCTTCAGAAAATTGAACCGGTGCAAGTCCTTTTACAGCGGGAGGCATTGCGCCCAGAAGTCCGATGTGGCGAAGCAGTCCGTCAGGATAAATAGCAATGCTGACCTTTTTGTAGTCGCCCCGGTTGACTGATTCAACAATCTTGTCGGTAACCTGATCGACAAAGGCGAGCAGTTTTACTCCGGCTCTCTTTAATTCCTTGGCCCATCCGTAAGCCGGAGAGTCCGTAGCCGGATGGCCTAATACAAGGGGAGCTTCATGATCTTTCTGTTCGTTATAGCGTTTAACAATCTGGTCCAGATCGTTTTCGGTATAAGTTTTCGTAACGCCATTGCCGGAAGTATGTGTTCCGGTTTTAAAAATTTCTATCCAGGCACTTGCCATTAGTCGGTACCTCCTTTTTTCTTTTCTTTGTCAGGATCCAAAAGAGGAGCATCTTTTTCATTCGGATCTTTGCTGCCGGTAACTTGCAGCTTGGAAGGCTCGACAACTTCCACGATGTCGTCTTCTTCAAGGTGATAAGTCCGGACAAAATATTTTTTGGAAAAACGGACACCGGTTCGAGACAAGGCTTCATCTCTTGTGGCGCGTTCAGTGGAAATTTCATCGGCATTAAATGGGGTAGGGCGGGGACGCGGTGTTTCTATATAACCGTTGCGCATCATAATCAGGTTGATGACATCACTCCATATGGCCTTAGTCATAGCAACGTCACGTTTCTGAATATCGCTGCGAACGGTCAGGGCGCCTTTGGTTGCCGCATAAGATGATTTATCGCCAGAATCTGTAGATAGAGTGTGTCCCAGGATAGTCTTGGATATCTGGGAATCCATGAAATCACATAAAATCTTAAAACCGTCATTGCTGCCTTTCTGGTTTTTCGATTCCAGAATTTCAACATCCTTATTACCGGAAACAGCAATTACGGCATCCTGCACAAGAGTTTTCAGATCAGCCACAAAAGACGTCATGTCTTCATTGGAATTACCGGTCACCTTGCCCTTTACCCAGGGAGTGCCGAAGCGTTCCATGAAATTCAGCCAGAATTCCATGCCGGCACGTTTAAAGACGATCGGCCAAAAACAACGGGATGCCACACCTCGGCCATAGGGATTGTCATAAGAAGGTTTTATGCGCGGGCAAATAAGCGTCCATGGATCGGGCGGCGGTTCGCCATCTATTGGTTCAGTTTTAGAAATAAAACGTAATTCCGGAATACCACTTTCGTTGATATACCATCTGAACCACTCCGGAGGTTTCGGCGTGATCTGAACAGGCAGCCACAAACCATACATGTAGTCCCATGTCAGTTCTGCAGGCTGATAGCCCCAATAGATAACATCAAGAAGGTTGGAAGTAAGTTCATCGCGGGAAAGATCCTCGATGCACATTTTCCGTTCCATTATACTGAAAAACCATTTTTCAATGATTTTGTGCAGTCTAACCGGACAATCCCCTCGTTCTATACGCCAGTCATGAGAAAGAGTCGCTGACTCTCGGCTTTCTAAAGTTGCAGTCAGGTGAGCATCGGAAAGGAGTTCGCGATAGACAGAAAGGGATTGTCCGCGTTTCTGAAGTACCCTGTCCGGATTGGGAAGATGTTGGTTGATCAGATACCATGCGCCAAAACTGGAATTAAACGTATATTGCTGTTTGCGATACGAAAGTATCTGTGTTTCAGCATTATCGGCGCGACGTTGTTTTTTTTGCGGGACCTTTGGCGCGGTTTTCACCGCGCCTCGGTGCTGCCTCTGTACCTTTTCTGCCATAACTTGAGATTCCGCATGAGTTCAGTTAACTTCCAGTTCAAAAAGAGTTTCAACTTCAACTTCAACTATAATTCTGTGCTGTCAAAAAAAAAATAATTGTCAAGTATTTTTTTATTATTTATATTTAACCTAATAATATCATATAAATAAATTATATTTCTCTTAGTTTTACAGTCGTCATTCTGTATCCGGGAACTAAAATATCACCTGTTAAGTCATCCTGGTAAATCATTACATTATAAACAATTCCAGTCGCATAATGAGTCCAATAAAACGAGCATGCCTGATTATTCAGAAAATAAGTTTCAAGGATCTGGTAATCGGCTTCCGGCAACGGCACTTCTTCCGTCCATTCTAACAACCATTCTCTTTTCGGCATGCCCCACTTTTTACGTCCATGTTTAACCGGTGATTTTTTATCTGATCGTACAGCCGGGAAATATAATTTTTCTTTAATCGGATATACCGGTTCAGCAATATTAAGCCAGATTAATGGTACCGTAGTGGTTGTGGTGGTCGAAGATGACGTTGTTGTAAATGTTGATGATGTCGTTGTCGATGTCGAGCTGCTCGAGGTTGAACTCGTACTCGAACTGCTGGTAGAGTAAGTTGATGATGTTGTCGAGGTTGAACTTGAACTTGTTGTCGATGTCGATGTAGTCGTCGTCGAAGTTGAACTACTCGAGGTAGAACTGCTCGAGGTAGAACTGCTCGAAGACGAGCTTGAACTTGTTGTCGATGTCGAAGTTGAACTGCTCGATGTAGAGCTTGAGCTTGTTGTCGTCGTCGAAGTTGAACTACTCGAGGTAGAGCTTGAGCTTGTTGTCGATGTTGATGTTGTCGTTGTCGAAGACGAACTGGAGCTTGTAGTCGTCGTCGAAGTTGAACTGCTCGAGGTAGAACTTGAGCTTGTTGTCGTCGTCGAAGTTGAACTGCTCGAGGTAGAACTTGAGCTTGTTGTCGATGTTGATGTACTGCTGCTGCTCGATGAAGTCGTCGAATAGGTTGATGATGTCGAACTCGATGAACTCGAAGATGTCGTCGTTGTAGAACTGGAACTGGTTGTTGTACTAGTAGTTGTTGTACTCGAAGTTGTTGACGATGAACTGCTACTGGTCGTCGTTGATGACGATGTGCTGCTGCTGGTCGTCGTTGATGACGATGTCGTTGATGACGATGAACTTGATGTCGTCGATGATGAAGAACTGCTACTCGTAGTCGAACTCGATGTTGTCGAATATGTACTGGATGTTGATGATGACGAGCTGGTGCTTGTTGTAGTCGTAGAACTGGAAGAACTTGATGTCGTCGTTGTAGAACTGGAACTCGAAGACGTTGTTGATGAAGATGTACTGCTACTGGTAGTTGTTGTCGTTGAAGACGACGAACTGCTTGATGTCGAAGATGATGTAGATGTCGTACTGGTCGATGAACTCGAACTGGTAGTGCTGCTACTCGAAGTTGAAGTAGTTGTTGAGGTCGATGTCGAACTGCTTGTTGATGAAGATGTTGTCGTACTACTGCTCGAGGTCGAACTGGTTGATGTCGTCGAGATTGTCGAATATGTTGAACTCGTCGAACTGCTACTTGATGTAGTAGACGATGATGATGTGCTGGTTGTAGACGAAGATGTCGATGTTGATGAACTGGAACTGGTTGTTGATGACGTCGTGCTGCTCGAACTGGTAGTGGAGATTGTCGAATATGTGGAACTTGTTGAAGTTGACGATGTAGAGGTCGATGTTGTTGAGCTGCTCGATGTCGATGAACTTGATGAAGACGTTGAGCTACTGGTAGTAGTCGAACTGGTGCTGGTTGTCGAAATCGTCGAATAGGTTGAGCTGGTACTGCTCGACGATGAAGATGTTGAAGTTGACGTCGAGGTCGTAGACGACGAACTTGATGTTGAGCTGGTACTTGTCGTTGTTGATGAACTCGATGTCGTCGAATATGTCGTTCCGGACCATGTTGTCGATGACGATGTTGTTGATGATGTTGATGTCGTAGAAGTCGAAGTGCTTGTCGTCGAGTAGGTAGACGACGTTGATGAACTCGTCGATGAAGTGCTCGATGTCGTTGTGCTGGTACTTGTTGATGTCGAGGTTGAACTGCTCGATGTTGAGCTTGAACTGGACGAAGATGAAGATGTCGAACTCGTACTCGTACTCGAACTGCTGGTTGTTGTACTCGATGACGATGTACTTGAAGTAGAACTACTCGTCGATGTACTACTGCTGGTTGAATACGTAGATGATGTCGAACTGCTGGACGATGACGATGAAGTTGTCGTACTCGAACTGGTTGATGTTGTTGAAGATGAACTACTTGTCGTTGAGTAGGTTGATGACGTTGATGAACTCGAAGTTGAGCTGCTCGAAGTAGAGCTGGAGCTTGTAGTCGTTGTCGAGGTTGAACTTGATGTCGTCGAATAGGTTGAATAAGTTGACGATGTAGAAGATGATGAACTGCTTGATGTTGATGATGACGACGTAGTAGTCGAACTGGTGCTTGTTGTTGAAATCGTCGAATAGGTCGATGACGTTGAACTGCTCGATGACGTAGTGGTGCTGGATGATGTTGTTGACGAACTGGTCGACGACGACGATGATGTGGTGGTTGAACTGGTACTGGTTGTTGAAACTGTCGAATATGTAGATGATGTCGAACTGCTCGATGATGTAGTCGTTGAACTGGTTGATGTTGTCGTTGTTGATGAACTGGACGAAGATGATGAACTGCTGGTTGATGAAGTTGATGTTGTCGTTGAAGTGGTAGCTGCGCTTATCGTAATAACTAACTTCGGATCTTTAGATGTGCCTGTATTATCTGTATAATATGTAGTAATGTCATAAGTAGTTGTAGCTGCTGAGTCCAAATAATCATGCGCATATTCACGAGCACATATTTTAAATGTACCGCTGCCAATAACATCATTTAAGTCTGTCAATCCCTGGCTTGGTAAATTATAAGCATTATATTGGTTTATTGTTGGCGTTAAATAAGCATAATAATTGCCGGTAAAAGAATCAAAGTCGGCTGTAGTTAATGTTGCCGCCTGTGTACCTTTCATTACACAAGTAGAGGAATTCTGAGCGGATATATATAAATTTATACTGGCAGCAGAGGCCGTACCTTCAACACCACTCACATCAAAATAAAAAAATGAACGACCAATATAATAACCATCACTACTCCCGTGAGCAGACATTGAGTTAGTGCTATATGATTCATTGGTTACACAACTTCCGCCAGTTGTAGCATCGTGTGATGCATTCCAACTAGGCTGAGAGTGGATCCTTACTCTGCCATCTCCGGTACTGGAATAAATCGGATCAAGATCGATCAGATACGATTCCGGAAGTAAATCAGGATTGAAGTCTTTTGTTGATTCTTTAACGTAAGTGATCGTGCCGTTGCCGTTGTTCGTTACGGTATGCGTGATAAGGTGCTGCACATCTTCGAGTGGTTCAAAAGTCTTATCATCAATAAACAATGGTTTGCCGAGGCGCAACCGGAATTGCCCTGCCTGCCTTGAATAGAACCATTCTTCGTCAAGGTCATCGCGTCTGACATACTTTAATCCCTTATGATGAATAGTGAACTCTATCCTGAATTTATTGATTCTCGAATTTACCTTAACCATCTGTCGCGCGCGTTGCCGCGTAGCCTGGATGATCACATTACCAAGATCAGTGGTTACATTATCAATAGGATTGTATTGCGATACATCAATCGGAATATCTGCATCATCAAAAATGATAGTTTTGATGCTTATTTCAAATTGTTCGGATCCATCCTGACAATCATCCGGCCGGATACCCAGATATTTTGTCTTGCTACCGTCTTTCCTGATGCCGACCGTCCTGATATTCTTGTCACGCAGGCGAATACCGCCGGCTTTTACGGTTGAAGTATCTTGAATCGAAGACAGATCAATCCATTTAAGATCGTGCATTGGACCATAGGCAACAGGATTCTGGTGAGTACCGCAAATATAAACGGTACGACCATCTTTCATCTGCAGCCGCATGGCGCTCTTGTTACCGCGAACAGTATGTTTGGAAAGAATTTTAGATTCGAACATTACTTACATGATTGCCTCTCTCGTTTTTTGAAGTAAGCTGTTGGTTACCTCGCTACATTCTTTGTTCTTTCCACCGTTCTTAATGTACTGAGACCTAATAACGACATAACAAGTCCGATGATTTCCGCCATATTGAAACTCAGCGGAAAAGAGGGCAGGGCGACAGCGGCAATGTTTTCTGCGTTCCACATCACCATACTGCACTGAATTGTCCACAGTATCGACGCGAGTAACGCCTGGGGTATGTAGTAAGTGGCCATTGCTGCCGCGCAGACCCATCCGATTGCCGGACGCCATCCGGCGACGAACACGCTGGAACTGGCTGCCTCAATTTTGTTGACATCGATCTGACCAAGATTTATTTGATTCTCAGCCGCGATAATTTTGTCTTCAATCATCGCCTGAACTGACGGATCTACCTTACCGGTTATTGCTGACCGAATATCTTTAAGCAGACCGCCAACGCCGGAAAACGTTTCTTTGATAAGACTACCGTCGATATTGATTCCATTGATAAGTGGTGCCATGATAAATTTCTCCTTAGTAGAATAGGGTGGTTTGCGGATTTAAAAATCCGCAAGCGGCATGTGTGTTTTGATGGATTGTTGAAACAGGTAACCCTGAACAAAAATTATAAGGCCGGACCAGACAGACAACCATACGAACACCTTCCAGTTACAGAGCAAAACGAGTCATTGCCTATAGTTTTGTGCTGTCAAAATTTTTTTAAATGTCAAGGATTTTTTGCAAAACAGGGATGTAGAGGGCAAATTACGTCAAAACCTGAATAATATCAGGCAAGTAGACATAATCTAAGTTATAAGACGTAATATCGGGATAGGAAAAGGTAAGATTTTTATTTATTAATTAATTTTTCTAATTGTGAAGCAAACAGCTTGCTGTTTTTGCAACATGATGAATTAATGTAATATCCCAACGAATCTCTATAGGTTAGTTGAATTTCTCTTATTTGTTTAATCTTTAAATTATACAAAGACTCAAGGTTATTTAATTTTTTATATTCAAGAGAGGTATTTTTATCTTTTGTATTTTTTATACGATTGATTTCATTCGCCAATTCTTTTCCTGTTTGAATTAAATCACAATAATTACAAATCATTTCTAATGATTTAATTCTTTGATTTTTTATTTCTGTTTTTGCAATATCTGATTCTGAAAAATTTTGCACCCTGTCAAAAGCAGTTGCACTTACAGGCATTAACATTAAAACAATAATTAAAATCTTTATCATATTTTTACATAAATATGCCGCGCCGGTAACCCTGCCAGATATTAAACAGGATATAGATCACGATCGCCAGTTCCACGGCAATGACATAGAGAATGTTGTTTTTTAATTTTTCTATTATTTTTTTCATGCGCGCCTTTTTACATCATTGTCCGGAAATGTTCAAGCAGTTTTGTGGTCCGCCGTTTTTCGCATGACATAATCTGCCCACTGGTGGCCATGGTCATAATAAAAGTAAGCGCCTGGCTCATGGCATCGATATCATCCTTGTACTTAGTATTCGGAAACATGGCGCCATTGTCAATAAAGTCACCTACCCACTCGTTGCCGGCAACAGTCGGATCCGGTAGAAATAACCTCTCGCTTACCTGCATGGGCGATACAGCCTGCGCGCGAATTACTTTGTCCAGATCCGGATAGACCGGCAATAACGGATACATTGTTTCCTGCTGCAGGGATTGCAGCAACGCCTGCCCTGTATCCCTGTCCTCAATCAGGATAATATTAGGCCGCCATTTTAAATACTGGATACTGGCCTGTTGTCTTAATTGCGGGTACTCTACCCTATCCCTCCAACGGTCAAGCAACACCGCGCCATGCGCCGAGACGCCCCATGTATGGCAGACGCTATACGCCGTCGACCCCTTTTTCTTGATATCAAGTTTAGATGCCGTGTCCCAGGATTGCAGAACAAAATTGCATTGCGGAGGAATTTTGTAAAATTTCCAGTGCTTCCTAAGAAAAATAGTTCCTTCCATCGGCGCCGGACGTTGTTGAAATAATGCGTTCCACATCATTGCCGGAGTATTTACCTTGATGCGGTTCAGTGCATTTTCATCATAACGCTCCGGACAAAGCGCCTCGCCGGGTTTACGGCCGAGAATATCGTCATCATCTTCGGCAATCGCCGGCATCCTGATATGAAAATACCCATCCTCTATTTTCTCACGCATCAAATACCCGATCAGGTCGTCTTCGTGCCAGCGGGTATTATGACTCACCAAACCATTAGCAATAAAATTTTCGGTTTCCGCAATTTGGACATCAAACACATCCTCAATTCCCGAATAGGTAATTGATTCAATTTTTTCCAGAATGAAGTCTGATGTAATTAATCGCTTTTTCGAAGATATTTGTTGTTGCGTATCGTTTAAGGAGCAGGTTGCAGTCGTTGCAGAGCAAGCCTCGTACTTTTCCCGTATCGTGGCAGTGATCGACGCACAAGACTTCGCGCCAACTGGATGGGTTATTCGCCTGACTTGCATGTCGACCACAGATAGGGCAGCATCCATTTTGCGCTTTATACATTTGATTATATTGTTCCAATGAGATGCCATAGCGATATTTAAGTTTACCAATAAATCTCGACATCGTATTGCAAGATGGCGGACGGATTCCATCAGCCCATCGTTTTGCATTATAGTGGTGATTGCAGTATCCTCGGCAAAACGCCGGTTTATCACATCCTTCTGACTTGCATGTCTTACCTTTCCATTTTCCCCATTGACCCGGTAAATTTCGTGGCCCGGGCGTAAGTCTTTCACTCGTTTCCATTTTATAACTCCTTCTTTATTGACAAGAAATGGGTGTCTCTCGTTTGCTTTAACAACAATACCAGAAGTCGTCTTAATTGTTAAGACTTTACTAAGACCATTATTTATCCAATTTTCAACTTTTGATATTCCGAGACGACCTTTTTTATATGTCGCTACCAAATCTCCAACCCTGATATCTTTTAGGTTTTTTTCTGTGCCATCCGCCATTAATACCGGAGTGTCGCCAGTCATACAGTGCAATATAACTATCGTCGCGCCAGGTTCGGCACGTGTGTAGAAAGTGGAATCATACCAGTCCTTAATTGACTCCCTGATAGTATCCGATTGCGCTTCCTGCCAGTTTTTATGCGGATCATCGCAAAGCAGCAAATGACCGCCCTTCCCTGTTATCGGTCCTCCGACGCCAGCGGTAATCATGCCGCCGCCGGTCGTCAATTCCCAGTTATTCGAAGCTGTGGAATCGTCGGATAGCTGCAGTTTTACCTCATGCCCCGATTCTTTGATAATATTCCGGACGCGCCTTCCCCATGTTGCCGCGAAGTTCGCTTCGTAAGTTGTCAGAATTACTTTCAATCCTGGCCACATTGATAAAAACCACACGGGGATCCACTGCGATATAAACCAGCTTTTACCGTGCCGCGGCGGGATAGAAACAAGAATGCGCCCTCCCCCGCGCACAATAACCGAGGCGATTATATGGCTGAGTATTACCAGATAATTAAAAGCAATCCATTTACCTTCACTCATTTTTGCAGCAAAGGTATGAGGCAGATATTTCCATGTATCAGAGGGCAGTTGGCTAAGAAACCGGTCGTATCCCATTGAAATCGTATCGATCTGCGGGTTCAGTATCGGCGGCGGCAGCCCCGCAGCTTTCGTCTTGAGACACTTCTTTTTTTCCTCCGATGTTGTTGATGACTTCTGCAGGATTTCCTCCGTCTTTTTCTTTTCCTCCTGTGCTTTCCGGCGCCGGGAGTTGCGCCTCTCCAAAGCTTCGCGTGCCTTTTCTTCCACTGGTAGCCTCCAATTTATGCATAATCTTGTCGAGATGCTTGTTGAATTCAATCTGGTTTTTATCCACTCCGACTAATTTGATCTGTTCGGGAAACATCTTTGTGGCAATAAGCTCAATAGCCCTGCGCATCAGTGGATCTCCCAACATGACATTAATTTGTGTCTGTGAAATATTGGCCTGACCCTTATGACTTGATTCAAATTCTTCAAGCTCTTTCAGGATTTCAAACAGGCGGTCCAGCGCCGGCTGCTTGGGATGCAGTTTTATCTTAATTGTAGTACCCTTTACCGTGGTCGTTTCGGTAATCTCAAGAATTCCGGCTTTTTGCGCCCTGGTGAGTTTCTTTGAATCTTTAAATTTAGTAAAACCGTTTTTATCCCACTCGACATAATCTTCTATGTTCGCGAAAGCCATTAATTTATATTCATCGATTATATCATCGACGGAAACACCGAGCCGCGAAGCCACATCCTGTTTTAACAGCAGAATGTATTCCTGTACGGCTTCACTCGACATAATCTTCTCAAAATTCTGTTCGATTAATTTCCGTTGCGCTCCGCCGGTTGTATGCTTAGGCAAGGCATAACCGCCCGCTTTCATAGCCTTGATCTTATCGAAAGACCGGACATATTCCTCACAGAATAATTTCTGCTTATCGGTTAGCCTGGATAAAGCCAACTTCTCGCGCCGCTGCCAGTCGATCTGATCAATTTTTAGAGATTTTGTGTTTTCGGTAATTTCATTCATTTTTTAATCTCCGTTATTGTTGTTGTTATTGTTGTTTAGAAAATGCTTGACAATTGGCAAAATGTCAAGTATTAAAAAGCTGCATTTTATTCTCCTTTTTATAGCTTAGCAGTAAAAAACCTCCGGTATCCGCCAACGGAGGTTTTTTATTTGTCCCGACTGTCACTTGCGCGCGTGAACGAATTAAACGAATTAAACGAATTATTGCATAATGAATTCAAATCCCGAAAAAGCAAAGATCATGCCAGCCGGAAATCACCGGAAAATGAGTAATTATTATAAAAAATCCTAAACAATAATGCTACGTTAAATAGAAAAAAGAGACGTCCATAATAGCAACCGGCCGTTTTGCGCTCCGATAGTTAATACAAACAACTTGAATCATTCCGCATAGTTCAGGGCAGCAAGGCGCAAAGCATAATAATCATAATAATCAAAATCGCGATTATTATTATGGGGGAAATCTGAATCATATCATACAGATAAAAATTTTTAAGCCCTGTTTTTTGATTCCCCTATATAAGGAAATATTTTATGATTTATATGTACTGAATTTAAAAAATATATCTATTTTGATTATTATGACTATTAAGTTAATAAAAACAACTATATCCACACTAATTTGTTACTATTTATTATTAATATGATTATTATGAGTTTCGCTCTATAAGATACTATCCAGATCTTTTAAAATAAATTATTAAAAAAATCTTCCTTATATAGGGGAATGAATTCTGTGGAAAAAAAACAAGGAAATCAAGTGGTTGGGAAAAGTGCTAATATTTACAAGATGTTAGATAAAAGCATAATGAGATCAGGAATTTTTACAGTTTTTTGAAAAAAAATAGTGCGCCTTGTAGAGAGGGTCACTACCTTACCTCATAGAACTGGGATATTTAGCCGCCCCCGGGTAGCTCTGGGGCATGGACTTCTCGCTCATGCAGCCGAGATCTCAGCGACTTCGCGCATTATTCATTGCGGTACTGCCCCTGTCGCCGCGCGGCGGCTAAGGGGCTGGCGATATGCTTCTTTGCTGCAGGGCAACGTGATCTCATTGAGGCAACGTGCTATGCTGCGGCTACGCTTCGCTATGCACTACACGCTCGCCCGCCTCGCCCTCCGCTTCGCTCCGCAGCTCGGCGACCTCGCTGCCCAGCTCCTTGCCGACCTACCTTAGCGCATCATAGCCACGTTGCTTTGGGCGGCAAGCGCAGAGCATTCATTGTTGCTTAGCGCACTATGCCGTTCAGTCATGCCTCTTGCTATTGCGCTCCGCGCGCAAGAGTCACGCCTTCACTTGCCCAGCTCCATGCCGGCAAGCGCAGAGCATTCATGCTGCCTTGCTGCAAGGTACGGCTCGCCCATGGCGCTTAGCAGCTACGCCGCTTTGCGCCATGACCTCGCCTTCATTATGCACGGCACATCGCAGTAACACTATCTTGCAATATCATGCTACGCATTCAGGAAGCAAGGCGCTACACCGGCAGAGTGCTACGCTTTTAGAATATCGTGTTATGCTGCTGTGAGGTGGGTCACTACGCCGCCCTGCCTCATTATCTCACACTCCCTATGCTGCCATGCGCTATGCATTCAATATCATTGATTAACATACATTACATTTGTACACTTCTGGAAATTATCTTTTCTATTTTGTCAGCAATCAAAGACGTAATAAACTGATATACGTACGCTTAACACTATTCATATGATCTAACATATATGAAACAACAAAGGATAACACTTCACAGATTGCAAACTATTACACAATATCAAGGTAGACTGGAGGCTGCCCGCTTCGCTAATGCCAACCATAACAGACCAAAAAAGACAAGCGGAGTAAATCTATAATAAATTGTCTTTTTTGGTCTGTTATATATTCCATTCCGCGAAAAGCCTCCATTCCATAAAGACCCTTAAGGAACTCTCTCTGTACCCCAATTATAGCGCAAGACCCTTAAAGTAAAGAGTTTGAAAACAAATTAAAACTTTTTTGAAGGTAGTAAAAAAGACAGCACATCTCGGTTTCGTACTTTGTTCCATTGCTCGATGTGCTGTCTTTTTTACTCGTTCACCGAGGCAAAAAACTTTTAATTTCTTTTCAACCCTGCGGGCTCCATAAAAAATAATATCATCAATAAATTTAAAGGTAATTATTTTTTATTCCGACTCTTGACTTCAAGGAATCCCGCTTTGCGCTACAGGTGGGGTAAAGAGAGCGAGGAGTTTAATTATTAATTTATTTTTGAAAGGAGAAAAGATTATGAATAAGAGAAGAACGAAAAAGCGGAGAAAACAACGTTGGACTTTACCCTGTATTTATAACTGTAGGAAGAAATGTAAGAAATGTAAAGATTACGCAGTGTTTTAATATCTACAAAGGAGGCATCTGGCTCAAGCTGGGTGCCTTTTACTTTTATTTTTGAAAGGAGAAAAGATTATGAATAAGATTATTGTTGTGAATGTAAGAGATAAGAAGATTGAAGGATTTAAGTATATTAATATTATGAGAGGTAGTGTTTATGGAAATATATTTAAAATGATGAATGATAGTGATGATGAAAGGAAAAGAGTTATTGAAAATTATAAGAAATATTTATGGAAAGAATTGAACCAACCAAGTTCGAAACTGCGAAAAGCATTGTATGAACTTGCAAACTCAATTGAAGACATCGCCCTGATATGTTGTTGTAAACCAAAAGATTGTCATGGTGACGTGATTAAAGCAGCGATTGAATGGATAAGAAATACTTAAAGTAATTAATTAATTTAATTCTGTAATTGATTGAATTAATTAATTTAACGACTCCGCAAGGTGTAACGAGCACCGAACGGAGTCTAACCTTAACTCAAATATAGGAGATTTGAATCATGGCTAAGTTCATTTACACCGATAAACCAGTCTACGTCAAGGAAAACGCAAAGCCCAATTTACAGATCACTTTCGACATGCTGCAAGGCATGATCGACGCGCTTGACAATAGGGACTACATTCGCAATCCGGCCAACTTCGCAGAGCGACGCGCTAAACTCGAACCAAAACTGCGCGCTGAGCAGCCCGCCCTGCCGCTTGAATTCATGGAATACGACTCCGATATTCCCGTACCCGAACACAGGGCAATCATGATTCCCGACTTCACACACCTTGAAGGTTCATTCGCGGTTTCCGAACACCTGGGCGAAACAAAGCCTGCCAAGATATTCAAAGATAAGCGCGGAATCCGCTACATGCAAAGCGGCGAAGGATTATCCGGTCTTGATAAAATAATCTACCGTGAAGCCGGCATGACAGCGCAGGGCGACGCGGTTCTGCCGCACACAGTCAAGTCTCAACGTGAATGGTTCAGGCACGCAGGCGGTATACGCAAGAAATTCGGTTGCACAATAGAGCAAGCTGAAACGCTCGCCCTCGCCTTTAAAATTCTCGACACAACACCGCGCATGGCCGGTACATTCGAAAAATGGCTGTCCATTCCCGATAAATTCAATGCCGGATTCCGGTATTTTGAAAATCTCGCTTCTCAAATGGTCTTAGTGACCGACGAGGGCGAGCCGAAAATCATCGACATCACTGAATCTCTCGAAGAAGATACTAACTCAATCAAGACTGTGGATGCTGACAATCCTGCTGATATTCAGATGATTCAATCCGAAGGCTGGCACAAACTCGATGACCCCAGAGATATTAATGATCCGATTCTGGGTCGACCTATCCTCTGGGAAGATAGACAACCGATTGCTTTCAGAAAAATCTTAAAGCAAATCCGCGAAACAAAGGATATTACCTCGCTAAAAGCTATCGGCAAGGCGCTATTTAACGACAAGCAGTTCAATAAAATCCAGACAACCGTAATCTGGGATGAATACAACCGCAGGAAACACAACCTGTCGCCAAAATTACGTCCTATTGCTCTCAAAGCACTGGAACGCCTTGCCGATAAAAACTGCAATCTAAATAAAGTTGCTAACTGGTTATACAGCAACGGCAAGACACTGCTGAATGCTCACGAACAATCTGTAATCTGGGACGCATGGAAAAAATGCAAACAAGCCTACGCTCCGGCACGCGAAGAAAGCCCCATGCCGCCGGAGCAAATCGACTTTGATTATTCTTCTGACTATAACGAATTTGCCGGTTGTGAAGAATAAATTAACTGGGCGGTATCTTCAATGATACCGCCCTTCCCCCTTTTTTTATCGTTCGCCGCACTGCCGAATTAAACCGGAACACGAACTGCGATAAATCAATTAATTCTTTTCTGCTTCATCATGAATTTAAGATCAGGAGGGTATCATGGCTAAATACAAATTTGAAAATCAGATCATCAAAGTACCTATCGGCAAGACAATTTACAATGTCAAATTAATTGCTGAGAAATACCAGAACGGACGGTTGGCCATCATTGGAATATGTGATAACGGCGAAGAATTTAGTGTTTTAACTGTAAATCTTCCTGATTGTTCAGGTGTTCTTGAAGTAAACCAAGCCTACATCAAAGACTGGTCGGAAAATGAGCAGTTCGCACAAGCCGCATTGCAGTCAGGGTTCTTTAAAGATACTGGCTTCACCGTAAAAACAGGATTCGCCAATGCCAAGATATGGGAGGTATTGCCGGTAACATTAAATATTAATTAATTCTTTTCTGTTTTTAAAACAAATTTAACCAAGGGAGGTAGAAACATCATGAACAGAGCAACATTAATCGGAAGGTTGGGCGCTGATCCCCAGACAAACTTAATGGGTGACGGCGGAATGGTAACAAATATGAGAGTTGCCACAGATGAAAGCTATAAAAACCAGAACGGCGAAAAGGTTGCCCGCACAGAATGGCACCGTGTCGTTGCGTACAGCAAGTTGGCAGAAATAGCTAACGATTACCTGAAAACCGGACGACTCGTACTTGTGGAAGGTAAAATTCGAACCCGCAAATGGACTGACAAGGATAATATTGAACGGTATAGTACCGAAATCGTTGCTACAAATATCAAAATGCTGGATTCCGCAAGGAAAGCACAGGAAGAAAACGAAACACATCAAGACGTTAGTATTGATGATAGCGTTCCGTTTTAAGCAACACTTTTTAAAGTGCTAGGCATCACTCAAAACTGCCTTACCTACTTTTTCATGGAGGCAGCCATGTTCACCAGAAAATATTTCATTGAAATCGTCGGCATTATATTTCTGTTATTCATTTTTATGGTTTTTGGCCCGCAAGTATTTGCAACTGTGGATTACGCAGTTCCGGAACCTGACTGGAAATATGAAATGACAGAAAAAATCTACGAAGCATACGCTCAATTTGAAATCGATTGTTACAATGATATTGACCACGACATAACTGATATGGATTGCGCTTTAGTAAGCTTAAAACTGATACAGGAAATTGATCGTATTCTGTTTTCATATCGTAATGAAATTCTGGATGAAGTGCTTTATGAAGATCTCGAAGAATACAAACTTGAAAAATCACAAAAATAAAAAGGAGGAAGTCATGAAAAAAAGTTTGTTTGTAGTAATTATCATCGCGGCAATGCTGTTTTGTTTCGCTACTGTATCATTCGCCAAGGATGTGCAATTAACGAAAGAAATCAAAAGTGTAACCATCAAAAAGGACAAGAACAACAAAGAGTATGTCCGTTTTGTTGTCAGTGAAACCCGCACGCTTAACGGTATCAGTTATAAAAAAGATGCAAGCGTAATGGCATTCGGACATACTGTTGAAAAAGCCAAAACCTATAAAAAAGGCCAAACACTCAATGCCATCGCTACAGAACAGCAATACCGCGGAAGCACAAGTTACACAATACTGGAAATAATTTAACCAAGCTCCACTTTTAATGCCGGTAATCCCCGGACGGTACGTCAGCCATGCGTAACTCTAACCGTTCGGGGATTTTTTTTGAACAAGAGGCAATATGAACGACCTGCGCAAAATTGAAATAACACTGGAATCCGGAAAAACAATAACCGGATATTATACTGAAATGCGCCGTGATGCATTAGACCGGAAGCCGGAATGCAAATTTATATATGACATCAGGCATGGCGACACCGCGTGGGTAATACATTGCGGCGCGACACTTGAACGCCATGTACGGGTAAATCATGGCGGCACGTTTTTCTGCGACGAAGAAGTCCCGCTTGATCAGTTCGATAATCAAGCAGCAATCATCAAGAATTATAATTTCCCTTACTCTGTATACATGCAGAAAATGGTAGAAAGATTAACAAAGCAATTCTGCCAGATTTAAGAGAGGATATTATGGCCTACACACCGGAACTACCACTTCAAGAATCACGCATATTGCGCCGGATAGCATGGGCATCACAAATGCCTATGACAACAACAATCATTGAAATTATCAACCATGTTGCAAAGATGGCTGATCCATACAAAGTATGCCAGGAATGCCAGGACCACTCTTTTTGCGGGCAGTGCATATTCCGTAAAATGTCATAATCACATATACTTAACTAATTTGTTAATAAAATACTTGACAAGCGTGGTATAATACAGTCGTTTCACGAGTGAAATAGGATTTTCACATAAAGAGAAAGGAGAAAAATCATGGCTATCGCAATTACTTCTACACCGCCTTTGACTTCCAAAGACGCAAGAAAGTTTTTTAAGAAAGTCAATGAAGATCTGAAAAATCTGGACAGTCTCAAGATTCCAAGTCTGCGTACAGCAGAAAAGCGAGTTCTTGCGCATGCTCTCCAAAAGAAGAAATAAACTCGATATTGGAAAGTGGCAGTTATCAAAATTAGAAATTAACGATTATAACCAAACCGAATCTTTCGACTGCAAGAAAGACGACCTGAACGATTTTTTCAGAACAGACGCAATCAATCACAAAAAAGAATTACTGGCAGAAACATATTCATTATCCTTTTCAGATAATATCATGAATATAGCACTGATTAGTTTCTGCAATGACGCGATTATTTTTCCGGTTGAAGAAAGAAAAAAATTTCTGCCGGAAAAGAAAGCTCATTATAAATCGCTGCCAGCCGTCAAGATTGCCAGACTAGGTGTGGCATGTCAGTATCAGGGCAACGAAATCGGCACATTCCTTTTATCCGTATCGAAATATCTTTTTCTTACTGATAACAGAACCGGATGCCGGTTTATCACGGTTGATGCGTACAATACACCTGGAACAATAAACTTCTATCAGAAAAACGGATTCGACTTTCTTCATAACAAAGATGCAAGGAAGCATACCCGGATCATGTATTACGATCTTAAGCGCATCGACTCTAATCAATTAAAATCATTACAAGTAGCAAAATAATAATTTTTTTTCTTGACAGATAAATCCATTTTACCGTATTGAAAATCATCATTGCGGAGGGAGGCAGCCCGTATGCAACATGATTCATCTATTCTAAACTCGAAAAAATCGAGCGCCTCAAGCATTGGAATCAATGCGCCCTTCCCTATTACATTTTTGAAATAATTGCGCTTTGCGCATTGCTATACAAAACTTAATTATTCAAAGGGAGGCAGCCCGATGAACTTACATTCTCTTGCTAATTTACATAAAAGTTTTGAATATATAAACAGGACTTTTATCCTTACCAGACACAACAATCTCACTTTAATCAAAACCGAAAAAAGCATTCATCCGGACATCGAAAAATCCCTTAAAAAAGCCATAAAACTGGCACATGAACACAACGCAGAAGGCGGAGCAATCATGCTTTTCTGCGAAAATGACACATGCTTAACGATAACATCACCAGGCAAAGTTAATGTTTTCCGGTTTCTCGGAGGGCTGGATATTCTCAAGAACGATTTTATAAAAAGCAATATTCAATAATTGGAGGTTTTTTATATGTCAGCAGCAAACAAATTAAAAGCTAATTATTGTAACAAAAACGGTATCTGTAAAGATGTTGAACCGTTAACAGATTGCAGGTTTTTTCTTTCTGAAGAAAATGACAACACAGACTGCATATTCATTAGCGCATTAGGTACATGCACATCAAGATGCGCGCTGCAGGCCGCTCAGCTTCAGGATGCTCAGCAGGTATCGTCATGCTAGAATTATTCCTACGACAACGCCCCGGTGTGTATATTTATATGCCATTCAATGTTGTACGCAGTCTTTTTCTGTTGATCCTCCTTACAACGCTGATTTTTGCATACTTCAAAATAAATATAAAGCCCGTCGAATATCCGATGATAGTTGATGGAAGAATAATATATTTCATCGGCAAGGAACCACAATCAATAATCGAGGCGCGCAAATATCTCGCCAGATTCAAACATAAATTTCAAGGTGAAGAAAGGGTAGTAATTAATGAATGAACCGTCACTTACGCTATTAGATTTCTTATTTCTTTTATTAATGTTTTTCATGGGGGGCGTCATGTGGATGATTGCCGACTACGAAGAATATACAAAAAATAATCACAGCCAATTTAAAAAATTATGGGAAAAATTATCAAAGGAAAAATATGATTAAAAACTATACATCAGGAGTACCGGTAAGCAGAAGCGTCCAGCACATTGAAGATTGAACTTGGCCGGATAGTAGCAAAGCAGATACCGGATTTTCACCTAAAATTAAGGCCTTATAAGTTACATCCAAAGATTAAAGACAAAAGCTACGAGTCCTCAATGGACTCTGCGAGTAAGTATATTGGTAAGTATAAATTGGGGGGGTACTAATAACGAAAATCAGCCGGAGCGTAGCGATCGGCTGGATTGGCTGGTTATGGAGGTTTTATTTTATGCAGATTAAATTAGTTTTCAATGATTGGCGTGACAAAAAAGGACTCAGTATTTACGGAACGGATTTAACTTTAGGGCAGTTTCATTCAGGCACAACATTTAACGGGGTAATTCTTCTTGATGACGAAGATGCCGCTGAATTGGGTAAAGCAATTAAGGACGGTAATATCCCTGTGTTCGAGATTGCGTTACCATAACATATAATATACCCGGACCCTCTGCTGTTACGCCAACCTCCGGGCTTTTTGCGGGTAGAATGTGAAAGCGTATATCAATTAGCAGGTTATAGGAGAGGAAAGTGAAAACTAACCAAATTATAAGTTTTTTAAGGAACCCATACGGAAAAAGTCCAGAAGAAATGCGTGAGGTTAGGCTTGCGGCGGCAGATGAAATTGAAAAATGGAAGGATGCCTACGAAAATATGCGCGATTGGGCAATACAATGCGGCGTTGATGTAAACACATATTTTAATAAATCAGCCGGAGCGTAGCGATCGGCTGGATTGCCCTTGTTGGGCTTTCTATAAAACACGCTGCGAGAAAGGCAATAACATGAAAAACAGAATAGACAAACTAATCGACAGAACAAGGGATGCTATCTTAGCCAACGATGGAAGCCCCGACACCCAACAAATTATTAATAAAGAGATATTAATTGTTTTGGAAGAAATTAACAAAATCTTGCGGACATGTGAACGAGATTTAAGGTAATTATTATTTCTGCCCAATAACGAAAATCAGCCGGAGCGTAGCGATCGGCTGGATTGACTGGTTATCTGGGTTTTAAAAGGAGAGTAAAAATGATTGAACGATGGACACCTAAAATTAAACCAAGCCTTACGGGTGGTAATGAATTGAGAATGTGGACTGATAAAGAAGGTGATTATGTTCTTTATACTGATTACATTACCCGTGAAAATATCATTTTGGAAGCTGTGAAAGAAAGTTACCGTAAACATCACTTAAGTGCTGCCGATATTGGATGGGATGAATTGTCTGATATTCTTTTAAATGCTTTGTGTGTCGCATTAGGAGAAAAAGGATTCCAAGACTGGCTTAAGTTGGTTAACAGATAACGCCAAGCTCACCAGGAGTGAGCGGAGCGAACGATCGGGTGCAGCGACTTGTTAGCGAAACTTTAATTATTGGAGGGCAGTATGGTTGTCGGTAAAGTTGGTGAATGGCTTGCAAGATTGCCTAAGGGAAAGGCTGTTATTCTTGATAATGACGATATTCGAGATTCTGCCAAAGCGTATCTTGATTCCGCTTTTGATGCTGTCCGGCGAGAAGATATTCTAAAGGTTGTCTCTGAAGTGAATAGCGATGAGTACCCAGGGTTTGAGATGTGGGAACGTCCTGATGGTCGATGGACTCTCGAAAGATGTATTCGCTAACACACAATATACCAACTTGGTTTTTTGCTGGAACGAATGAATAATAGCTATAAAACAAGTAGTTAAGAAGGAAGTGGACTTATTACATTAAGACCCCTGACACAGGATGAGAGGAAATAAGGCATGAATAATAAATTACAAGATTTTGCAAGAAATGAATTAAAAATAGGATTAGCTCAATGCACAGCAGAAGAACAGTTATTATTTAAAAGAATGTACTCTCATAAAAATTTAGAATTGCCTGTAGATGATGTTGTGGACAATATGCCAGCAGAAAAACTTGATTGGGCAATGCAACAAGTAGAACGGACATTAGCAAAACACCAATAGTAAAAAGGCATGGGTGGCGGGGTTAGGAGTAGTGTACCTGAGAATACACATAATGACAAACTCGCAAGATGTCAGCACTAATCCTGCCCCATGCCGATTAAAGGAGGAAAGGAAATGAGAAAACCAGCAGAAGCTGCTCATGGATATGGATTAAGGGTCGGTGGTTGCCTGCCGTATTTGAGCTATTGTTTTTCGCATTACAAGTCAGAGATGGAAAAAGAAGTAAGTGCTGATTATCATAAAGTTGTTAAAGTCGTGCTTATAACCAAGGGAGAATGGAAAAGACTCAAAAAATTGGATAAAAGATATGGAGGCAAGCCATGAGTGATACATTTGACCATGAGTGCGAAGCATGTGATGAGAAAGATCGTATGACTGACGCACAGAAATTTACAGAACTAACAGGCGGGAAGTGGGAAAATATTATAGATGGCGTATGCGACAGGTGCGGAACTGTATTTTACGCAAACCCCACCTACTCGACCGCAGCAGACATCCTTAACCGGATGAAAGAGTTTTGCGGAGTAGATAAATATGAAAATTTTATCTGTACCGTTGGCTCTATTACTCCATTGTTTGATGAGCCACCCATATATTCTATTGAAGAAAAATACATCCTCAACCCTTCTGCCCTTTTACAGAAGGCGATTGAGTTTTTGGAGGGGAAAGGGGAATGAAAACTAAAATAAAACAGATAGAGGTAGTTAAGTCAGTGGGGTTTCCACAAATCTTTTGTGTTGGGACTTCCTATAACGGATTACTCCTTGACAAAATAGTTGACCATTCTTCAGAATTTCCAGACTCAATTTTTTCCCTGTATAGTGGTTATACAAAAGATAAAGAGTTAATATTTGAATTGGTGAACGCTCCTGTCGTAGTTGAGTTAGAGCCAGAGGAGGCAAGCCATGACTGACGCACAGAAATTTACAGAACTGACCGGTGGGTGCTGGCATGAACCAGAACTGTCTCCATACTGTCGTATAATCACAGATGACAGATATGGCGGTCGTTATCAATGCACATCTTATAAGTGTATTAAATGTGGCAAAGAATTTAAACTAAGAGACAACCCCACCTACTCCAATCCCGCAGACATCCTCAACCGGATGAAAGAGAAGTGCGGGGAGGAAAGGGTTAAAGAATTTGTTCAAAAATTAATAATAGATAGTAGATTAAGTGGCTATGATGCAACTTCGTTAATACTTTGGTTTATTTATAAATACATCCTCAACACCCCTGCTCTTTTACAGAAGGCGATTGAGTTTTTGGAGGGGAAATGACACCAGAAAAACTTGAACTATTAAAAAAGATTCAGCCGCTGTTTAAGGAGTGGAAGGTGGGTGATAGAGGCATTATCCACTGATGAAATAGTAGTATTCATTTTACTCTGTTTCTTTGTGTTCTTTTATTCAGAGGGGGTAGGAAACAGGAAACAGTCGTAAGCAAAGGAGAAAAAGCAAGTCGGCGGCCCCCTCACACAACATAAAAATCTTTTAGGCAGAAAGGATTTTACAATGAAAAACAGCAATGAAAAATTTTATCTTACTCTAAGCCCCAAGTACATTCCACACTGGACAAAATGGGCGGCATTCCGTGAATTAATGCAGAATGTCATCGATCGCAATCATGAATATGATAAAGCTGAAATCATTTTTACGTATAATCCGCAAAAACAGCGCATTACGATCGGCAATAAGCTCTCTTCCCTTGAAAAGAAAACACTTCTTCTGGGCGAAACAACCAAAGCTGAAAATCGGGATGCCATAGGCAAGTATGGTGAAGGCTATAAGCTAGCTTTGCTTGTTTTCTTGCGCATGGGAACAAGAGTCCGGATCCGCACATCTAACGAAATATGGGCGCCGGCGATTGAGTTTTCTCCTTTGTATGAAACAGAGCTCCTGACAATCTCAATTATCCCTTCAAAGCCTTCGGATAATTTATTATTTGAATTGGATGGCATCACTCCGGAAAATTACAAAACTTTTAAGAATAACTGTCTCTATCTTAATCAGATTGAATCAAAATTAACTACTCATTACGGCGATATCCTTCTTGATGACCAGTACAAATCAAAATTGTTTGTCGAAGGATTGTTTGTTTGTGAATTTCAACCTGAAGAAAAATTCCGTTATGGCTACAATTTAAAATCCAGATACATAACACTTGACCGTGATCGCCAGAAAGTTGGTGCGTTCAATTTGAAATGGATAACCGGTCAAATGTTCAATGATCTTGATTCTACCTATGCCAATCTCATTTATTCACTTCAAAAAGATAAATACGAAGATGTCTCTTATTACGAGCAGCATGCTTATAATAAGGACAATCTTCTTTATAAAGCTCTTTGCTCACTTCATTATAATGATTTTGTCGCTAAGTACGGCAAGCATGTCATTCCGGTACAATCCGAAGAAGAAGCCAATTTCGTCAAGCAGAAATACAATAATCTTGAACCGGTTGTTCTGGAAAAAATTGTCTATGAATATGTTACCGGCAGTTCCGCGTATATCGCTTCCTCAAAGGCAAAAGTACCGACGCAGGACACGCCGTATTTAATCGTTAAGCGCATTATCACAAGATTTCTGTCGGGCAAGGACAATAAAAAAAACAGGGACGGAATTCTGGAGGAATTGCTGCCGTTGGCAAGGCAATGGAAAATAAGAAATGTTGACTAAAAACCGCCACCGGATGTGAGGGAAACACGAAGCAAGGGACGAGATAAGATCACAGAACCCTTGTGGGGATATTCACCAAGAAAATCCGGTGGCTGACGGACGTGTAGCATAATGGCAGTGCATTCGCTTACAGTAAGCGGAAACTACGGCGAAGTACAAGCCGACTATCTGACGAGAATGCGGAAGAAGCCGGTTCGAATCCGGCCATGTCCACCAGAATACCGGAGAGTAAAATGAAAAAACTGAAAACATTTTTAAAAGAATTTCCAAAATGGTTTGCTCTATATTTAGGTTTGGTCGGCTTGATCGGTTTTAATTGTTTTATTTTAGAGGAAGCTTTTCAAACAGTAATGTTCGGTTCGTGGGGAGCATTTGAAGCTAGAGAGTATCGATTGATAAAGAAAGAAATAGCTATTCAGGAAAAACTTCGCTCCACACTACGTACTATAAATAACATAGGCGGTTGGCTTAATCCGTTTGGTTGGGTTGCTTATAACGGATACGTTGCTGCCGAAAGGGAGTGGATCGATGCAACAAAAGCTAAATTATTTGCCGAATGTCCCGAATGTTTCATCGGTGAGATTGTTACGTTTACATTTACCCCGCAGGAAGAAGAAATCGATAGAGATGGTTTGTCGCTTTATAGAAACGGCCGCATCATTGTTAAAGGCAAGAATATCGGCCGGATTGTAACCGGCAAAGTAATTTCAATGAAAGATTCAGGCACTATATTAATTGATGCGAGGCAGCCATGACAGAACGATTTGTTAAAGGTAATGATTACAAAGACAAGGGTAATGATTTAAAAACCTATGGTATCACTGATACTGAATCAGTGTCAGCATTAGGAAAAGGAATAACAGTCATTCACACCAATAAAATTGAAATTTTTGGTGACAGAATATTACGGGATAAAATCATTAAATTGCTAAACAAGCAGGAGTGACTGAATGACATATTACTTTCCAAGAGAACATGAGCCCCTGATGTGGGAGATTATGTTCAAGTTAATCAGAATGGGCATACACAATTGCCGGATATTTCAGGTCGGCGCAGGTAGCTTTTTAATGTTTAATTGAGGCAGCCATGAATTTCTTCAATCATAAACTGACAATCGGAATGTTAAAAAAGCGCAAGTGTATTTTTATGCACCTTGTAACAAAGAAGCGAACGCTTAACATTCAGGTAAACATGGTCATTCAACATTTTAAGATACCAGAGAAAGAAGGAGTTTAGTATGAAAAAAGCAGCAAAGCTTGCAATTAAGAATCATCTGATAAAAGAACAAAATAATATCCGGCAAGAAATCCGGCACAATAAATATGAAATGAAAAAAATTGTCGAAAAACAGACAATTCTCAAACGTAAGTTACCGATACTTCATGAATTAATCAAAAGTCTTAAGTCGGAGGCAGAAGACAAAGTGAAGCATGCACAATAAAAAATAACGGCTGTGCCGGAGAGTTAAACCGGAGAAGGTGGGTTGTCAGGCCCGAAGCAGGCTTCTACTTCCTGATCTACGCAGCCATTAAAATATAGGAGGGCAATATGAAAATTGGTGATCGTGTAATAACACCTTACGGTTCCGGAAAAATCGTTGATAGCGAGGGAACAGTCGGTACCAAGACTTTTCTTTGGAAAGTTCTGGTTGATAAAGTGGAAGATAAAATCGTTGAAAGGATCCAAAAGGGTCAGGGATATTTATGTTTTGATCCGCATGAAATAAAGAAGGAGGAGCTTGTTAATGAACCGAAGACTAATTGAAAAGATTCTCATTGAAAAACATAACAAGTTTGTTGCGTCGATCGAAGATCCTAAAGTTCGTGATCTGGTTAATAAGAACAGTATTCTTACCGGAGGATCCATTGTTTCCCTGCTGCTGAAAGAAAAAGTCAATGATTATGATTATTATTTCAGGGATATCGAAACAGTCAAGGCAGTTGCCAAATATTACATTAATCAATTCAAAAAACTGAATCCGAAAAACAAAATACAGCCAGTTTTATGGCACGATAATAACAGGGTAAAAATTCACATTAAATCAGCTGGTGTCTGCTCGGAAAAAGGTGATGACAATTATCGGTATTTTGAGAATTTACCTGATGAAATCGGCCAGGAATGGTTCGCTAATGTTGCCGGCGTACTCGATGAACAATCGGCAGAAGAAATGGACAATGCAAAACCGCCTTTCCGTCCGATTTTCATGTCTTCCAATGCCATAACTCTTTCCGGCAAAATTCAGCTTGTTATCCGGTTTTACGGTGACCCGGATGAAATCCATAAGAACTATGATTTCATTCATTGCTGTAATTACTGGACTTCGGATACAAAAAAACTGGTCCTGCATCCCGCAGCACTTGAAAGTATTCTGGCAAAGCAGCTTTCCTATCAGGGTTCCTTGTATCCGGTTTGCTCGGTCATCCGCACACGCAAGTTTTTAAAACAAGGATGGTATATCAATGCCGGCCAGATCCTCAAAATGCTTTTTCAAGTTGCCGAACTCGATCTTACCAATGTCGCGGTGCTCGAGGAACAATTAACTGGTGTGGATGCCGCATATTTCTTTCAGGTTATCGATTATTGCAAAAAGAAGCAGGAGGAAAATCCGGAATTCAAGGTTACCACGCCTTATTTGATCAGTATTATTGATAAAATTTTCGGTTAATTCATCAAGGAGGCCGCATAATGGCAAAGCAAGTTCTTGAAAAGAATAAGATAGTTTATCTCGATAATCCATATCAATGCCCTTTCTGCGGTAGCACGGATATTCTTTTCCGTGACATCACTAATGGTCTAGGCAAATTATTTCAGAGTGCTTGCTGCGATATATGCGAAAACGAATGGCGCGAAGTATATAACCTAACAGACGTGGAGGGTGTCTAATGCCGGATTTATCTGAAAAAGCAAAGCAGAACTATTTAAGAAGTCCGAATTATTGTCCGTTCTGCAACAAAAAGAATATCAGTATTTATAATAGAAGATTTTACGATCATGTCATTGAAGTAATAAATCAATGCGGTGATTGCAATCAATTATGGGCGGAAATTTATAAAATAGCAGATGTAAAAATCAATTAATCTTGTTCTGCTATTTTTGCAATATTATAAAACTAAGTAAACTTATACAACTAAATAAAAAGGAGGCAGCCTTATGGCAGAAGAACAGCAAGTAGCAGTATTGCAGAAGGTTCCGGTGGCAAAGATTGTAGTTAATGGACTTAATCCCCGGAATGAAATGGGCGATTTGACCGGATTGCGTCAGTCAATCGTCAGTCTATTCAATAAAAATGGCGACGGTTTAATCCAGCCGCTCAGGGTTCGGCAGTATAAAAACAACGGCAAGCTCGAATTGATCGCGGGTGAACGTAGGATCACGGCTATCATGGAAGCAATTGACCTGGGAGACCTTCCCAAAGATTACGAGCCGACGTGCCTTATAGAAAATGTTGATGATGAAACCGCTTTGCAGATGATGTTTATTGAAAACCTGCAGCGCAAGGATCTCACCGATTACGAACAGGCCGTGTCATTTAAGGATTATCTCGCAAGATTCAAAGATTCGCAGGCCATTGATGATTTATCGGAAAAGACCGGTATCAATATTCATTACATTCAGCGCCGCGCCAGGATCCTCGATCTTCCGGAATCGATATTGAAACTATGGCAAAATGGAAAATTGCTTTTTGGCCACCTCGAACAATTACTGAGAGTCGATGCTGAACAGGCAAAGTCATTAGTCAAGGAAGTTATTGAAGACGAGGCTACCGTTATTGATCTCAAACATTGGATTGATCGAAACAGTATGAACTTTACTAACGCTATCTTCGACACTAAGATAGTTGGGTGCGAAGCATGCCAATGCTCCACAAAACATCAGCAGAAACTTTTCGGCAATAATATCAGTGAAGCCAAAAAAGCTACATGCAACAATCCTGGTTGTTTTAACGCCAATCAGATGAAAGCGTTGCCGGATAACTGGAAAAATCATTCATCGGTTAAAAGCCAGAAAACAAATGGATATGTCCTTAAAATGGACAAGGCTGAATTGTTTGTTATTTACACAACCAAGGCTGCTTGTCTGAAATGCGATAAATTCGTCACGGTATTCGATGATAAATGCAGTTCAGGTATTTATCCGGTTTGTAACGGCGACAAGGCATGTTACGCCAAGACATACAGCAAGAAAACAGCCGAAACTACTCCGTCCGCTGAAGTCAGCGAAAAGGCTTCTCAGAAAAAAAAGAAAGTAAAATCGGAAAATTTGGCCTACGATACGGCGGAAAAATTCTACTTCGAAAATCTGCCGCCTGTCATCATGAAGAAACCGGAGGGCGTAGAACTTGCCAGAGTCCAGTTGCTAGCGTTGAGTATCAATAATCCCGGAGCATTGAGCGCTGTGCTGAAAGACCGGAAGATAAAAAGTTCAGAATATGGAGTTGACGATAAGTTCATCGAGTCCATATTTACCATGAAATTATCAGAAGTTCAGGCCTATATCAGGGAAATTTCAATCAAGATGATCATGTCGCAAAGACATTTCCGTCTCAGCAAACGCAGAAAAATTGCTGAAATGTTCGGTCTGCACATTGAGAAATCTTTTGTGATGAACAAGGATTATCTCAGCCGCAAGTCCAAAGATCAATTGATCGCCATGAACAAGAAATCCAAGATTCTGAATTTAACCGAGGAAGCTTTGAGTAAATACAAGAAAACCGGTCTTGTCGATATGTTTTTGAAGAAAGATCTCAAAGGTATTATTCCAGATGAAATTGCAGCTGTCGCCAATGGTAAATACGACAAAGTTTACCGGACGACTGTAATGGAATCAAGCGAAGATAAAAAGTAATAACTTTATGGGCAGGGGCGCATGTTTGATGCGTGTTTTGTCGCAACGGATATGAATTCTCCCCTGCCCGTTCCGTAAAATTAATTTCAAGGAGGAAATGCAACGTGGGCAAAGGATTAAGTCTGGGAATGATTGAGATGTACATTGAACTAGTTAAAAAAGAATATGAACCATTGATCAATATGCTGAAAGCTAAATCTGAAGCGATGAAAAGTCACATTGAAATTCAGGTTAAGAAAGATTTCGGTATTTATGATCTGTTAGCTGAATATGAGGCCATCGAGATTCGCCGTGAAGAAATTAAGGATAAACTTGCAGATTTTAATAACAATTATTGGAGTAATAGCAAAAATCTCTGCAAGGTCGATCGTGAAGTAGAACGGCGACTTCGTGAAATGTTTACACCATTGGTTGAAGCTGAAATCGCTCAGGAGAATGCTTTGAAAAAGATCAAACTCATGGGTGCCGGCGATGATGTTAAGAAGATTTTTGAAAATCTCACTGAAGAAATAAAACTTATGTCCGAATCGTACAAGATCTTACCGGAATTTCAGGAACAAAAACAGCTCGCGGCATAAAATATAACATAAGGAGGCAGACTTATGAACAAAGGCATATCTATAGTTGAACTTGCCGCCCGTATTCAGATAATCGAGGATGGCAAGAAAGATCTGGTAGTACCGTCGACCAGAATGGCCATGAAAGACGGCAAGACACTGATGATCGGCGATAACGGCAATAGCAGTGAATATACGGTCAGTCAGCTTGCCCATGAACAGATTGGCGCAAGGTTAAAAATTCCCCGCGATTATTACAAGCGCATGCAGGAAGAAGCCCCTGCCCTTCTGGATCAGAATGTCAACAACTGGCTGCACCGTATACCGGAAAGACGGCTTGTCCGAACGGTTGACGGCAATGTCCGGGCAATCTTGTCGGATAGATACAAACGCAAGGAAAATATAACAGTTCTCACGGAAGCCCTACCCTTCATGCTCAATCCGGAAAATAAACTGGAAATAATGTCCAGCAACCTTTCTGAAAAACAGATGTTCGTTAAGGTTGTTTCAGATCTGCTTGTCGGCGAGGTACGGGTCGGTCAGGTTGTTAAGGGCGGTTTTTCGCTCCGTAATTCTGAAGTCGGCTGTGGAGCATTCGATTTATCGCTGTTTGTTCTGACGCTTTCCTGCATGAACGGCATGATGCGTGAACACAGTATGAAAGAATATCATGTTGGCAAGCGCATTGAGGTCAATGAAAACGAAGAAAGCAGCAGTCCGATATATTCCGCTGAGACCATTGCTGCAGATGAACACGCATTCAAGTTAAAGGTTCGCGACACATTGAAACATGCGCTGAATCGCCAGAAATTCAATGAAGAACTGGCAAAATTCCGCGCGGCTGCAGAGAACCCGCTCAATCCGCGCATGATCACCGATACCATCGAAGATGTTACCAAGCGTTATTCCATGACTCAGAATGAAGGCAAGGATATTCTGGCCCGGCTTCTGGAAAGCAAGGACTTTACGCAGTGGGGATTGTCTTCGGCAGTAACGAACCTGGCCGGCGAGCTCGATGATTATGACCGATCCACAGAATTGGAAAAGATCGGCGGTCAGATCATCGATCTTCGTCCGGCAGACTGGCGCATAATTACGAGGTTGGCAGCATAATGTACGCACATCAAGTAATTGAAGATTTTCCTAATATAAAAATTCCATTCATTAGGGATTGTATTAATAGTTTATTAGAAATTGAACATTACCATATAGGTGATACTGATAATATTTTTAATCTTACCCGAAAAACGGCGAATGATTCTTCTTTTTACAAATATATCAAATTACCTCATGATGCTTGTTGGGTGGATTGTAAGTGTATTAAAAACAATCGAGTGAAAAATATTATTTGTTCTAAAATGGGATTTCAAATTTCTATTATTAATCAATTTGAAAATGATCAACTTTTCATAATTCCATTTTTACATCTTAAGACAAATGGTGAAAAAAAAGGACTGTGGACTTTTTATCAATATGGAATATTGCTTAGCGCCAACCGTACTACACAATGGGCATATGATATATCGAAAGATCCTGTTCAACAGATTCCATGGGAAGATTTAGAGGAAACTTCTGACAAAATGTTAAGATATTTTGCCTCTCTTGTGTCACGTTTTTTGGTATTACTTAATTGCAAAAATATTATTTCTCAAAAGATCATTGCTTCCAAAAAGCTAAACAAAAAGAGACAACGAAATAAAAAACAACCAATATTTAATTATCATGTTTTAAACATAGATATTTCAAATAAAAATAAAAAAGATTATCGACCGGGGATAGTCCCTATTGATCATAATCGTGTTCATCTTTGTCGAGGACATTTTAAGGAATTCACAAAAGAACATCCATTATTTGGAAGAATTACTGGTTTATTCTGGTGGCAACCTCATGTTCGTGGTCAAAATAAAGATGGAATAGTTATGAAAGATTACAATGTTCAAAGTAATGCAATAACATAAGTAAGAAAGGAATACAACATGACAAATTACGAAATTGAAAGAAATAAACTGATCCCCATTGCGGAAAAATATGCGGATGAAGTTGCCGGTCCTAAACCGTTTGCATCATCTAAACATCATCAAAAAGATGAAGAAATTGAAAAATGGAGTGCCAAGTGGAACAAAGCATTTCATTCCAAGATGAATGAACTTTGGGATGAAAAGAAAAATAATCAAGAGGGAGCGGCGGCGAATAGCGAGCAAGCCAATGAAGGAATAAATGACCTTCCAAGCCAGCAAGCAAAAGCCGCTTAGATCCGACTATGGGGATAACAGGCCTATCGGCTCACGGATAAATAAACAAATGATCGGGGTTCCACAAAGAGGTACGGATTAAAATTTTACCTGTCTTGCAAAACTGCGGAAAGCGCATAACGTAAAACCAGTAATGACCACTACTGAATGAGCAAGATAATACAAGCCAGGATCATGGAATTATTCGCGAGGGGCGCGTTATTGCTCTCTTCTAAAATTTTCCCGGAGTGACTGCTGTACAAGAGTGCACTTTTTTTGACGCATAGGGGTATGTGTTGAAGTGGCGGTCGCTCCGGGCTTAAACATAGAGGCAGCTATGATCAATAAAGATTTTTATCCGACACCATTGAAATTGATTAACCGAATGCTCGACAAAATTAAAGGTCATCCAGGTAATATTCTTGAACCATCAGGCGGCAAGGGTGATATTATCGAGGCCCTTTGTGAACGGTACAGATATAGTCGAGGCGGCGATTGTATTTCCGTCATTGAGAAGGACCCTGATCTGCAGGCCACCTTGCGCGGAAAAGGCTATAAACTTATTGACACGGATTTTCTTGATTTTTCCGGACATGATAAATTCGATCTCATTATTGCCAACCCGCCGTTTGCCGATGGCGAACTGCATTTACTGAAGGCAATTGATATCATGTATTGCGGAGAAATTATTTTTCTTCTCAATGCTGAAACAATCAAGAATCCGCACACAAATTACCGGAAAGCTCTTGTCAAGAAACTATCCAAATTAAATGCTGATATTGAATACATTCAGGGTGCTTTCAAAAATGCTGAACGTCCGACCGGTGTCGAAATTGCACTGATTTATATAAACATTGAACGCAAGGTCGAAGATGATCTTTTCGAGGGCTGCAGTGATCAGACACATGATAGGGATCCGGAGCTCAAGGAAAATTATGAAGTATCGACAAGGCAGACTATTGCGGAATTGGTAGCTGAATATAATCAGGTCATTAAAATCGGTACCGAAACAATCATCGGTTATTACAAAAATTACAAAAAAGTCGGTCAGTATATCGCTCTGGATCGTGAGTTAGACAAGTGGGAACCCCATGGTGGTGATATGACTGCAATGATGAAGACCAAATTGAATACTTTGCTAAAACGAGTGAGAACTGATTTCTGGCGCCGGACGCTTGATCTTGATGAGGTTAGGAAGCGCATGACATCAAAAAGACGAAGTGAGTTTGAGGTGCAACTAACGCAACACTGCAACATGAATTTTACTGAAAGTAATATCCGACAGTTCGTTATTAATTTTATCGGCGGTTACGAGGATACATTGACGAAAGCCGTTCTGGAAATTTTCGATAAATTTACGATCAAACATTCTTATTCAAAGGAATTGGATAACGATAATATTCATTATTTCAATGGTTGGAAAACAAACAAGGCATTTTATGTCAACAAGAAAGTGATTATTCCTGTCTATGGTGGATATAAAGGCGGTCCATTTTGTAATGATTATTCCGGAAAATGGAAATTAGCGTATGGTCTTGAAGAACTAAACGATATCGATATTGTCATGAATTATTTTGATGGCATGTCCAAATATTGTTCTATTCATGCAGCTTTAAACAGTGCGTTACACAATCAGATAAATAGTAAAATATGGAGCACATATTTTACCCTTACAGCCTACAAAAAGGGAACGCTTCATCTGACTTTTAACAGTGATGATATCTTGCGCCGGTTCAATGTTACAGCGTGCCGCGGTAAGAACTTTCTTCCTTTTGATTATGGCGACAAACCGTATCAGGATTGCAGCAAGGAAGAACAGGACGTCATTGATTCATTCGAGGGATCCCTGGAATACTGCAAGCATGTCGGCAAGCAGTTATTCGCCACGAAGCAAAATGAATTATTATTAACAGCAGCATAACAAAACTAAGTAAACTTATTTTAATAAGGAGGCAGCCTTGTTAAGATGCCCAAAATAGAAAGAGTCGTCCACCTACCCTATCAGGGACAAAATTACATTTATACCGTACTCGCGCATTCCGACGCCCGGGCCATCCTGGATGCCACGCATAAACTGGAAGAAGAACTGGGCAAAATGCGCGGCAGCCTGAAGAAAGATATCGAGGCCGTTCTGGGCAATGTAATTGTGCAGTTAAAGTAAAAGGAGAAAAATAATGGCATGGATAATCGGTTTGGCAGATGATGAAGAAATCGCAAAGATATTAAAAGCTGGTCATGAAGTACATGATCATAAACTAATGCCGGATATTGCATATTTCGTAACACCAGAAGGAGAAGATAAAGGTATTGCGGTTTTTGTCGATTGTGATGTCCAGGATTTATTAAATATGGAGGAGAAATAAATGATTCTTGTCAAACCCAGTTACAAAATTCTTACGGAAATTAACCGCCCTGTCCTGCTTCGGCGCATCGAAGCTGCCGGCCGTACATGTTATAAATCCGAAGATAAAATGACCGAAGACTCAGCGTCTAAGTTTATTACCATGGTAATCAAACGAGGTCATGAGTCTGTCATCGAGCACGAATCTATTTCTGTCCGTTTTATTGTGGATCGCGGCGTCACGCATGAAATGGCGAGGCATCGCCTGGTCGCATTCAGTCAGGAATCGACGAGATATTGCAATTATAATGGCGGAGTAACATTCATTATTCCACCGTGGATAAACATTGAACCTGGCGTTCATTGGTTATTGGATAATGCAAATCTCGATAACAATACATGGAAATGGTATCTTGCAATGGCAACCGCCGAGGAAACCTATTGTGAATTGTTAAAAGGTAACTGTTCTCCACAGCAGGCACGGTCGGTATTGCCGAACAGCCTCAAGACCGAGATCGTCATGACGGCGAATCTCCGCGAGTGGCGCCATGTATTAAAACTCCGGACTTCTCACACAGCACATCCGCAAATGCGGGAAATCATGGTTCCATTACTGGAAGAACTGACAATTTTATTGCCGGAAATATTCGGTGATATTTTAGTAAACTTAAAATCAAAAGAAAACTAAGTTTGATAAGGAATATAAGTCATGAAAACAGGAACTAAAAGTCTTTTATTCGGCGTACATCAATTCATCTGGCATCCAATTACCGTGATCATTGCGTGGTACAAACTTTACGGTAAGTTTCCAAACTGGCGCGAAGTGGTCTGTATCATTATTCATGATTGGGGATACTGGGGCAAAGAAAATATGAATGGTGTTGAAGGTATAAAACATCCAGAACTTGCATGGACTATCGCATTATATCTTTTTGATGATCCAAAATGGGCATATTTTTGTCTTTACCACTCACGACACTATGCCCGAGATAACGGTATGCCCCCTTCCCTGCTATGTTGGGCGGACAAATTAAGCATTTTGTACGATCCATGGTGGTTTTATCTGCCTCGCGCCTGGCTGTCCGGAGAATTATCTGAATACCGCAAAGAGACAGGCAATGCGGGCTTATGTGGAGATGAACTTACGCACCGGGAATGGTTTGTCTGGATCCGTTATTACATGAGGAAGTTAGGCAAAGAACAACGCGGCGACGCTGTTCCATATACGGCGAATAATTAAACTAAGTTTTGTAAGGTGGCTAAGTATGTCAGAGGAACACGATCAAAAAATATGCACATGTCAAGATTGCTCAAAATGGCGAACTAAAAGAAAAAGAGCCACGAAAGCAGTTTTAGAATATATGGCTAAAAAAAGATGTGTAAAAAGAAATTGCGGAACTGTATGCAAATGCGAACCATGCATGGCACGGCAAGCATTAGAACTATATTAAGACAAAAGGTAATTAAGTATGAAATTATTAAAACAGTGCGCCACTCCGTTTGGATCGCTTGATATAACAGTAAAGGACAAAATAAAATCGTACATTGAAAACCCCTGCCCTGCTTCCGAAGATTGGGACGAAGTGTGTCATTCTATGATTACCGGTACAGGTATGACTTTATGGCAGATAGTATGTGATATGGATCCTTCTTTTCCCAGATCAGGACGTACAACAGATCAGCATGGAAATATGATTAAAGATTGGGAAAGAATTCCTAGCGGTTTTGATGTTGCAAGTGCTATCCGCTGGCACTTCAGAAAGAAAGAAGCACTCAAGAAAGAGCAGGCAAAGCAAGCTTTGTTAACTAAGTGAAATAAGTTTTCTTAACCGCCCTACCCTATTCTAAGGAGGAACATGAATAAATACCTTATTCATTTCAATGGCATTGGAAAGATTATTGAATTATCTACCAAAGACACAACATCGGAACAATTCGGCAAGATACAGAAAGAGTTTGCGCAGGAATGTACTCGCGGCAATGTTGCATTTAAGGATTCCTATGCTGATATGATCCGACTATATTCCGATCAGCAAAGTTTCGGTGTCTATTATACATGGGGTTTGGCTGGTCCCGGAGGCGCATGGTTTAATTTTATTGTTTTGCCATGTACAACAAAAACTCAACTTGAAAATGCTATGAATGAAATCAAGCGTACCAGAGACGTTGTTTCTTTTTCTTCTACGCGTATCATAAGAATGTTGTAATAATAAAAGCTGCTTTTGATTTTATTTATCGGTTCTGTTATATCATGGATAAAAATCAGGAGGGATTTGTTGTGAGTCACGCGCATGGTCTGGTAAAATTTCCGGATGGAACAATAAAACATTTTGAATACGACGGTACATCCGATATTTGTTGTCCGAAATTATGGGACACTTCCGAAGAAGTTGATAAACATTGGCGTGAAGAAGATCGCCAAAAACAATGTACTTGCGGCAAAGAACCGGAAATCATTGAAATATATTCATCTTATGGTGGTGGTTATTGGTGGAAATCAACCGGGTGCAAACAATGCAATGTCATTATTGATGTCTTTACTGATGATAAAGATGAAGTTGAGGGTTGTCCTGATTGGGTAGATGTTACATATCCGTATGTATCATCACCAGAGGATTAAAAAATGAACATATCAACTTACATAACACTTCTGCGCGAGATACAGGAAGAACACGGCGATCTGGAAATGACACATACTTCTCTGGATGGCCATGTCCGCCCTGCCCCATTGCCCAAAGTAAATCACATGCTGATATTGACGGAAAAACAGCATAAACAAAAATACTGGACCAGTCATCATCCTGCCGAGCGCAGGGGAAAATTAGTCGTGGAGGCATAAAATGAATATTTTATTAATAGGTGGTTCCAGTGATGGAACATTTGTTGATGTTCAAGAAGGTATTGATCGAATTTATATGCATGTTAAGAATTCAACGAATGACTTTAATATGCCTTTCAGTATTAAAACTGAAGAATATTCACAAACACCTTTATCCGTAAATGAAAAGAGATTGCCAATTTTTTGTACGACTGATTATATGAATATAAACGAAATGCTTATTCGGTTAATTAATAATTATCGTGCACCGGTACAAATTGCTCCATAAATTTCCTTGACAAAACATATTTTTCTAAGCTATTTAAGTTTCAAAAGAAACATAAGTTATCAATGGTGACTTAGTTTCCTAACTAAATTTAGTGTTCTTACTAAACTTAGGAATATAACAAAAATAACATGAAAGTTATCACAGTTGCCAACCAGAAGGGCGGTACCGGCAAGAGCACGATCGCGTTCAATCTTGCGATTGCCGCCATGCGCGATGGGCTGAAAACATTGCTTGTTAACGCCGATCTGCAACAAACTGCGCTTGACGTGGCTCTGGTCCGGGCGGAAAGCGATATCAAACCCACAATTCTGGTTGCGAATATTACTTCGGATGTCATTCATACTGAGCTTCCTAAGAAATACAAGGAAACTTATGATATGGCCATTATCGATACAGGGGGCAGGGATTCCAAGGCATTTCGATCGGCCATGGCCGCGGCTGACGTTGTACTGATTCCCTTATTGCCATCAGCGCCCGATCTGTGGGCGTCACAGGGGACAATCAAGATTGCACAGGAAATCCAAAAGGCGCGTCCCAATGCAATGCATATATTTTGCTTGCTTAATCAACAAGTACGAAATACTATTATAGGGGAGGAAACTGTAGAAATTCTTAAAAACATAGGAGCGCTTTCGTTAGGTACGATCTTGCATTACAGACAGGCATACAAGCGCAGTTTCGCGGAAGGGAAGGGCGTTATCGAATATAAAGATCGGGAGGCAGTCCGGGAAATTGAAGCATTATGGGAGGAAGTCTGCATATGGTTATGAAACTAAAGAAAGAAGACGCGAAAGATAATAAATTGTTCAATGTTATTGATGCGCATTCCAAAGAAACAAAGTCCAAATCTGCTCCGGAAAATGTAAAAACATTTCTTTTGTATATTCCAAAACAATTGCATAAAAAGTTAAAAATCGCAGCAACCTCGCATCCTGATGATTTGGGACTGCATGATTACATCATAAGAAAGCTGGAAGAACTTCATGCCGATAGATGATGAATTACAGAGCATCATTGACAAAGCAAAGAAAAGCTATGAACTTGCAACACAGGATCCTGCTTTTTCCAATGCGGTAAAAAAGGTAGTTGAAGAAAACCAGATCGTGCAATGCACTGTCGATGAAGTAAGAAAGGCCATTTTTAACCGGCCCAGCCCACCGGATCAGGCCACTTTTAGTTTCATTCCCACTGAAATGACCAGATTATCTCCATTTTTTCCGCTCAGCGACAAAGCAAAACGTGAATACCAGGAACTTACATGGGAGAATTCATGGGGCAGAATGTCTATCAAGGGCGTTAAATTGTCCATTCAGGATGAAGATATATTGCTGGCATTGGTTCGTCTCTTTCAAAAACGCCAGGCATTAACGCTTACAGTGTCCCGTAAGGACATTTGTGATTCAATAGGGAAGGGCAGGGGCAAGAATACTAATGTGGCCATGGACAAGGCCATAGAACGGCTTACCGGCACTTTGGTTACTATTGAGGTATGGGATAATATTAAGACTAAAAATCCGATGATTAAAATGGGAAATACCATTTTAACCGGCTACAGTATAACCGGAACCGGCAAAATAACGGTCACTTTGAATCCTTACTTCAAAGAAGCTTATCTGGAAACAATGGTGACATCTATCGACGTTAATTTTAGAATGTCATTAACACGACCGATATCCAAGTCACTTCATCGATTTCTGGAATCTCAAGGAAAAGACTATCAAATTCATATCGATAAACTGGTTGTAGCCATTAATATTAATACAAATCAGGAACGTAAACACATCCGGGCAATTATCAAAACTGGCCTGAAAGAACTGCAGGAAAAAGAATATCTGGAATTTTTTGATCTAAGTCGCGACGACATAGTTACAATCAGAAAAAAAGGAAGTGACGCAAAGACACTAACTTATAAAAATAAGAACACTTAGTTTTATAAGTAAACTTATTTTGTAAACTGTGCCATCTACCGACCGACAAAAACTGTGCCGTCTATCGACTGTTTAGAGTGTGCCGTCTATCGACCTGATTGATTTTAAAGGAGATTTTTATATGGACGATAAAGAGAAAATAACAAAATTAAGAAATGTTATAAGGCAATTTTTATTTAAAATTGATTATACCCATGATGTGTGTCGATTAACTGATATGGTAGGAGCATGTTTGTCTGCAGAAGTTCTTGATCAAGCCAATAAAATATATAAGGAAACACAATAGTGCCATCTATCGACTGAAACAATACCACATACCGGCAGGAGTGTGCCGTCTACCGACCAGATAATGCCATGTACCGGCAAAAGTGTGCCGTCTATTGACCAATTAACATAAAATTAATTGATTTTATTCTGTTTTTTTGTAATGAAGTCTTTTAAAGTCTTCTAAAAGTCTTTTTAAGTCTTTTTAATTTTTATAGGAGGATTTTTAAAAAATAATGCCAGGACAGAAAACACGTTGTCTTTTTGTTATTATTCCTGAAATGTACGATTCCGCGCGCGGTTATGAACTAAGTACTGTCTGGCCAGGGTTGAGTGGAACCTATGGAACAAATTTCTTTTGTGGACATGATTTGCAACATGCTATAGATTGGGCTAATGAGATGAATTCAGAAAACGGATATACTCCTGAATTTACTACAGCAGTACTTGAAGCAGCGTCTGGTCTGGATAAAATAGCATTCTGTAATGCATAGGTGCGTTATGCTGCATAAAAGATTAAAAGAACTGCGTCAGGCAAAAGGCATGACGCAGATTGAACTTGCCAAAAAGACCGGACTATCCATTACACAGATCAGCCAAATGGAAAACGGCAAGAAAAAGCTTATACAACCATCCTTTGAAAAAATCCTCGAAGCATTAGGTACTAATATAGAAGAATATTTTTCTATCTACACCGTTAAAGAAGAAAAGATTATAAAATGCGTACTGCAGATTTTAAAAAGCGACAATAAAGTATTAAAACATTTTTACTTAAGTTATGTTAGTGCCATGAATTTATTATCAAAACATAAAGAAGGTTCTCACAACAATATCATGAATACACTTAAAGACATGACTAAAAGTATCAATGACAGACTTGATAAAATCAAAAAAAATTCTAAATAATTCTTTTTATTTTTCAATTCACTATAACTGATAATGCATTTTGTTTAACTGTCAGTAACACTTTTTTCTTGACATAAACATTTTGTTCATATTAATCTAGCCGCGTTTTTCGTTAACGCGAGTTATCCATTTGGAGGCAGCCTCATGGTTCAATTCGACTTTTCTGGTGCGAATATTGTACGTATCAGAACGCACTATGATCAAAAAGACCGTTGTGCAGCCATTCCCGGGGGACGTTGGGTTCCCCGGGAACGTGCCTGGGAGTATTTATTAACTCCGGCAACTGCAGCAAGTATTTTACAATCATCTTTCAATTGTCAAATCAAAGAAGATGACCGGCAAAAATTTCAAAAAATTGCCGATCGTCTCTTTGTCGCCCAATCCATCCGAAACGGAAAACATCCGCTTACAAATCCGGTTACAAATATACCATGCTGGCATCATCAGTTAATCACATACAACATGATGATTAATATTTTCGGTCTCGTTGATAATTCGTCGATAGGTGGCGGATATATGGCAGCACTGGACATGGGATGCGGAAAGTCAAAAGTCACTGTGGATCTGGTTTGCAATTATCCGGAAAGCATTAATGCTGTACTGATTGTCTGTCCACAACCGGTCATTGAAGTATGGACCGGAAACGAAGATCGTATCGGACAATTTGAAATTCACGCAGTTCCGAAAGCATTCAAAAATCTAATTATTCATCCGGTTATTGGCAGCAAAATCAGCGTAGAGAAAAAGACGCATAGCGCCGAACTGGCCAGATACCGCGCCGCCAATCTGAACAAACAGTTTGTATGCGTTGTTAATTATGAATCGGCATGGCGCGAACCGTTTGCATCGTGGGCAATGGAAGTCGGATTTGATCTGGTCGTGCTTGATGAAAGTCATAGAATAAAATCTCCGGGAGGCGTGGCTTCCAAGTTCTTCGCGAAACTGGCCAAGACTGCAAGATGCCGGCTGGAACTGACCGGCACGCCATTACCGCATAGTCCTCTGGATATATACGGTCAGTACCGTTTTGCGGATCCGGGAATATTCGGTACATCATTCACCAAGTTCCGTTCCCAGTATGCTTTTATCGATATGCGTACTCAAAAAACAGGCAAGATCAACGATCAGGGAGAATATGAGGAAAAGACGCATGAATATGGTGTAGTTCTGGGTTATCGCAATAGCGAAATGCTGCATGATAAAATGTTTCTCATTGCCCACAGAGTCAAGTCGGCCGATGTTTTCGATTTACCGAAATTCCAGTCGGAAATAAGAACATGCGAATTATCCGATGAAGAACGCAAGATTTACCGGCAGATGGACACGCAATTTATGGCTGAAGTGAATAATGGCGAAGTAACCGCAGCGAACGCGTTAGTCAAGTTACTTAGATTACAGGAAATTACTTCCGGTTATATTGATAAGCAACATATCGGTGACAGCAAGAAAAAATTATTAGCTGATACACTTGAAGATTTTGAACTTCAAGAACCACTGGTTATTTTTGCAAGGTTCACCAATGATCTGAAAGCAATCAAGGAAGTTGCGGAAAAACAGGGACGCCGTTATGCGGAATTATCCGGTAATGCAAACGAATTGTCGCAGTGGCAGAGCGGCAAGAGCGATGTGCTCGGCGTACAGATCAAATCGGGCAGGGAAGGGGTCGATTTTACACGCGCCAGATATTCAATTTATTATTCTCTGGGATTTTCTCTGGGTGATTATGAGCAATCAATCAAACGTGTTGATCGTCCTGGACAGACGCGGGAAGGCATGTATCTGCATCTTCTGGCCAAAGACACGGTTGATTTCAAAGTTATGGAAGCTCTGGAAAAGAGACAGGAAGTTATTGCTTCGGTTCTCAATCAATATAAAGACATTAATGACATCGAAGACGTTCCGGAATTTGATGACAAGAAGTTTGGCAGTGAAATAGAAGTCGGTCTTCACAGTCACTAATAATTGATTTTATTCTGTTTTCATATTGACCTTGACATTGTTGTTTGCAGATATTAAACAACAACAACAAAGGAGGTTCGATATGAGCAATTATAAAGAACAGAAAAAAGAATGGCTCGCATCGAATCCTCTAAGGCAGTGGAGGAAAGAATCGAAATTGGTTCTCGATGATGTAGGCACGGCAATAGGGGTAGGGTATCACATGGTCTATCAATGGGAAAACGGAATGTCCGAACCAAAGAAAGAACATATGAACAAATTATCCAAATTAATGAATATCGTAAACTTGCAGGAAAAATATCAGGAGTGGATGCAAAAAAGACCAATTTTAGGAAAGGAGTAATATTATGAACGGTGAGGCAGCACCGCAGGAAACTCCCGTTGCAGCGGGATCGGTAGTAGACGCCAGTACATTACTAGCAAAGTGTATACAACTTGATTCAGAAAAGAAAGCAGCACAAAAAGTTCTGGATGATATTGATACAGAATTGACATTGGTTAAAGAGCAGGTAAAAAACCTGTTTATCGAAATGGGCGTCAGGTCCATGAAGTCCAGTGGCAAGAATGTCTATATAGCAAAGCAGATCTGGGCGGGTATTGAAAAAGAAGTCGATAAAAAAGAAGTAGTATCCGCAATGATGGCTTTGGATATGGATGATTATATTTCATTCGGCACGCAGAAACTTTCATCGTACGTTCGTGAAGTAATCCAGCAAAATTCCAATTTAATTGATTCCAACGGAGAAGTTATTGCGACTCCGGAAGAAATAGCGGCAGTGTTACCGGAACCTTTCAATAAAATGATCAGGGTTACGGAGAAGATTGACATTCGTATACGAAAGTAACAAAAGCCAAAAAAAAGGAGGCAGCCTTATGGCAAAAGCAGAAAAAGGGGCAATAGTGCCTGTAAATCAAGAAAACGGAAAGTTCCCTATTGCAACACAGGATGACATTAATAATTTTGCATTTATTAATGAAAATGCTCTGGCAATCGTTAGGGAAAATCTCGGCGGTCAGGATCTCAAGCCGTCCGATTTCGAGCGCATTAAATTCCCCAGTGGTGGCGCAACAAATTGGGAAGTCTGCGGTCTTGACGGCGAAACAGAAGCAGTTAAAACAATTGACGGCATTATTTTGATGTATAACATTACGCGCAATTTCTGGCGTGAAGAATTTTCCGGAGAAGGTTCAATGCCGGATTGCCGTTCCAAGGATTTAAAGTCGGGCGTGGGTAATCCCGGTGGCCTTTGCGCAACTTGTCCGTACGCCCAGTGGGAAAGTGATCCCAAAGGCGGAGGCGGTCAAGCCTGCAAGGTAGTCGGAACATTGTTTGTCATGAAACCAGGCGAATCTCTGCCGGTTGTCGTGCCTGTTCCGGTAGCATCGGTTGGTCCGTTAAAGAAATTCATGCTTTCTCTGGCCAGCAAAGATATTAAATACTCCAACGCTATTTTGAGTATTGGTTTGCAGCCTGATCAGAATAAAGGCGGTATCAAATATTCAAAATTAAAACCGCGTTTGCTTGCGGTTCTTCCGGATAGCGCAAAGTCCCAAATCGACTCTTATATTAAAGCTTTCCGCGAATCAATGGAGAAAGTGACAGTCGCTCGCGAAGACATGCAGTAGTTGATGCATGTTTGATTCAACAGGGCGGAGCAATCCGCCCTGTATTCCATTAATTCTACTTCGCGAGGCTGACATGAGTGCAGAATTATTTTTAAATACATTATTTCATAATAAACCTGAAAAAGAATATCTCCTTATATGGCAAAAGGGAAAAGAAAAAAAACTTTCCTATTGGTTCGATCATGTGTCGGATGCCATAAAACATTTTAATACTCACGGACAAAAACAGGATACTTATATAGGCTGTGGAACAAGCGCTAAAGCGCTGCCAGCCCATCGTCGATGCAAAGCTGAGGAAATATCAGGTATTCCCGCAGCATGGATTGATGTTGATGTCCTTAATCCTACCGCACATCAAAAATTAAATCTTCCGGAAACCAACCAAAGAGCTCTTGAAGTTATCGAACCATTTCCATTGAAACCGACAATTATTGTGCATAGCGGTCATGGTTATCAGTTCTGGTGGGTATTCAAGCAGTTCGGTAAAATCAATAATGCGCGCGACCATGAAGCTGCGGCCGATCTTCTTCACCATTTTACATGGACAATGAGGGATTGCGCACGGTCGATGGGATATGATCTGGATATGACATTTGACCTATCGCGGGTTTTCCGGATCCCCGGAGGCAAGAATTTCAAGGATAATCCACCTCTGCCGATTACACTGGAATCGTGTACCCAGAATTACTACAGTCCGGTAGAATTCCGAGATGCGCTGAACGCATTCCGGGTAAATCTCGGTGATGATGCCACTCCGATCGGAGAGCGTAAAAAAATATCGCTGCCGAGCGCCACAGTGGTTCAGGGCGAGATTTTTAAACTCGATCCCAATGCAGATCCGCCCAAAGACAAATTCGAAGCTCTGATGACTTTTGAGCCGAAATTTTCGGCTTCCTGGGAACGGAGAAGAAAAGATTTTAAGTCCGGCGACGAATCAGCGTCAGCTTACGATCTTTCATTGGCATCCTTTGCGTATGGCGCGGGATGGTCAGATCAGGAAGTCGTCGATTTACTGATAGCGTTTCGCAGAGTGAATGGACTTCCACAGAAACTTGTTGAGCAGTATTACCGCCGGACGCTAAAGGCGGCGTCCAATGCTTTGGAAAATCAGAAAGCGTTCGAAGAATTGGAGATAATCGTTTTTGATCGTTCTTTAAGTATAAAGGATCCGAATAAACGCGCTGAAATTGTAACTAAAGCAAAAGAAATTCTCGAAAAAATAATCAAAATCAAAGTTCGACGCGTTTTAAAATACATGGTTGATCCACCGGAATATAAATTGGAAACCGAAGGCGCTTGTATTCATCTCGGCGGAATTCAGAATTTAATCGATCAGATTTATCTTAAAAGAAAGATTGCCGATGCGGTCGGCGTTTATATGCCGTCAGTGGAAACAAAGAAGTGGCGCCATGTCGCTCAGGCACTTCTTAATCTCTGTGAAGAAGTTTCTGCCGGCGATGACACTTCCAACAAAGGAATGATTCGTCATTGGTTGAGGCATTTTCTCGATCAGTTCAAACCGCTTTATAATATGACGGATGGTTGCATTGCTCACAAGCCGTTTTATCACCGTGATTCACTCTATATATTCGGTCCCGATCTGCGAAATTATGTGGCCATGTTTTGGAAGGAGCTTATTAATTCCAAAACAATGGGTATCATGCTCAAAGAATACGGATTTACGCCTCTTACGCTCAATATAAAGAAGGAAAAGGGGTATGTTTCAAGATCAGTCTGGAAAATAGAAATATCTAAAGACAAGATTGCTCAGGAATTTGTTGATTGGGATTTGCTCAATAATGCCAACAAACTGTTACTTGAAGCACAAATGCTCAAAGACCAGGAAGCAGTCGATAATCTTCAATGATTTTAGATATATGGCAATTAATAATCAAAAAAGTCCGATAATTATTATGAATAAATTGAATTATTTCGGAAAGTTAGCCACAGAACGGCCACTCATAATAGCCATAATAATCAAAATCGCGAATTTTTTTCAGGCAATTCCCCTATATAAGGGAAATTTTAATGAAAAATATAATTAGATACACAGAAATATATCTATATTTCATTATTATGACTATTAAGTTAATAAATACAGATATTTATCTTATTAAATGTAATTAATAATCATTATTATGACTATTATAGTTTCGCTCTATAAGACACCATAATAAAAAAATTAAAAAATATTATTAAAATTATTTTCCTTATATAGGGGTAATATCATGAAGAATAAAGATAATAAAATCAATGTTGTGGAGAATCCGTCAACCGAGGGATTAAAACACGACCAGGGAAAACAGCAATGGTACGCCTTACCGTTTTGTATTTTAACGCCACTAGCCGATGTTTTTGTTGCCGGAGAAAAGAAATATGCAATTTTTAATTGTCTTCAACCGTTTCAGGATTCAGACCGAAGATTCTGGGATGCCACTATAAGGCACCTTGAGGCCTGCCAAATTGACCCTCTGGCGATTGATCAGGAAACGGGATGTTACCATGCCGCCCAGGTCGCTTTTAACATGCTCCTGCGCCTGTATAACGCAAAAAGGGTCAAAAATGAGAAAGGATTGGATTCATGAAAAATGAATTTCATGTGCTTGGACCGCCCGGAACAGGAAAAACTACTTATCTGGCCAAGCAGATCGAAAACGCCGCCGCGAAGCATGGAGCGGAAAATGTCATTGTTGCCAGCTATACCAAAACAGCGGCAACGGAACTCAACCGTCGTAATCTGCCGATTCCCAGAGAGAATGTCGGCACGCTCCATGCGCTCTGTTACCGCGCATTGAAAAATTATAATTATGAAATTGCCGAAGTTAAGGCACAGGAGTTCAATGAGCAGTATCCCGGATCAGCAATCACAATTAATAGTAAGTCGCCGATGGATGAAATGGCCGTTGATGCTGTTTTCGGCACAGCCGGAGATGAACACCTCAATGAGTACAATTTGTTTCGCGCAAAATGTCTTCCGTTGCATCTAATGAAACGTCCGACGATTTTCTGGGTAAAGCAGTGGGAAAAATGGAAGTCGGAAAATAACTATATCGATTTTACCGATATGATCACACTTACAGCGTCCATGAATGAACCGTTTCCCGGCGAACCGAAGGTAGGAATCTATGATGAAGTTCAGGATTTCAACAGACTGGAACTTCAACTGATCAGACACTGGTCGAAGTTTCAGGATCACATCATTCTGGGAGGCGATGACGATCAGACAATCTATGATTTCTGTGGAGCAAGTCCGGACGCGTTCATCGATGTAAATATACCGGCTGAAAATAATCGGGTTTTGCAGCGGTCATGGCGTTTGCCGAAGGTCGTTCATGAATTTTCGCAGAAATGGATAAAGCAGATCAAGAAGCGGGAAATCAAGGAATTCTATCCGAGAGAAGAAGAAGGATCCATTCAGCATATCAAGGCGACATACAGAACACCGGAAATGGCGATCGAACTGGCCGAGCGCCATGCGCGTGACGGCAAGACAGTCATGATTCTGGCCAGCTGCGGATTTTTTCTTAAGCATGTTCAAAAACAGCTACGTGAGGCCGGACTTCCGTTTCATAATCCTTACAGGGCAACACGAGGCGACTGGAATCCGATGGGCAGTTTCCACAGAGGGCAGGGCGGCCGTACCAGTACAAGAGAAAGAATATTATCATTTCTCGATGAAATATCCGGAAAGCCTAATAATGGTTACTGGAATGCCAAGGATCTTCTTAAATGGATGGAACTGGTCAAAGTGTCCGATGTTTTGAAGCGCGGCGCAAAGGACAAAATCCAGTCTGTCATTGAAGAAAACAAAGGCGTAATTTTCAACGAAAAAGAATTTTATGCCGAGATATTCAAAGAGTTCGCGCTGCAGCAAGCAATGCAGCGTGATGTTACATGGTTTCGAAATGTGCTTCTTGCATCAAAGCTCAATGCCGTCGAATATCCTTTAAAGGTTTATGAGAAGCAGGGTAGGGAAGCGTTAGAAGCAAGACCGAAAATCACAATAGGTACGGTTCATTCAGTTAAGGGCGGCGAAGCGTCTACCGTTATTCTTTTCCCGGATCTGTCGGTCGCGGCCATGGAGGAATATCAGACAAACAAGGATTCTATTATCAGGACATTTTATGTAGGCATGACGCGGGCCAAAGAATCACTGGTTATCTGTCAGCCTAATTCATCATTAAGTGTAAAATTAGATTAAAAACTTGCAGGAGGATATCATGTGGGAAAGAAGATTGCAGAGAATCAAAGTTGGCAAGGCAAAGCCGTTACGGATTCTCGAAAAAACAAGGCAAAGTAAAATTGTTAATTATTTAAACGCAGTTCCGGGTTGTAAGGCCGAAATAAGAACGCAGACAGGATACGGTATTAAAGGCGGAGCTGATATTCTGGGTTGTATCAACGGCCGGCATTTCGAACTGGAAGTCAAGCAGCCCGGGAAAAAACTAACTCCACTGCAGCAGAAATGGCTTAATGATTGGGCAGAGTGCGGAGCAATTTCCGGCAGGGTTGAGGATATCGAGTCCACGCGCATCTTATTTCGAAATCACGACGTTGAAATATAATTAAAACAATTTTCTTTGCAGGAATTAATCATGGCAAAAGTGGAAACAGGTAAATCATTAAACGAAATCATCAAAGAGCAGCAGCAGGCTATCGTTGCCATGGGATGCGATCCGTCATGGCATAATTTCGAAAAAACATACAATTGGTTCAGGCTAAAACAAAAATTATCTATTATCGAACAGGATACTTTTCGTGCAGAATGGATTCAAATATATAATAGAAAAAACAAAGGCGCTCACAGGAAACCCATGAGCGCCCATTTTTGAGAAGAAAGATTCATGGAAAACTTGCAGGTAAACCATGAATATCTTCTCCATAATCGGTGAGGCAGCACCGATTATTTATGTCAAGGCTTTAAACAATTCTCTCTCAGCCTTAAGCGTACTGTGAGCTTTAACAATTTTGTTACTCTGGCCAACGTAATGATAGCACCAGTTATTAAGCATCTTTATCCACGGCTGTTTTAGTCTCTGGCAATGTGTCCAGTACCAGTCGTCGCCAAACCATGTCTTGAGCTTTTCAGGTATAGGGGGAATTTTTACCGCAACCGATGACCTGATCGTCCAGGCCCACCCCTCCCTTCTATACATCACATCACGTTTTTCCAGCCCCAACGCCGGAGTTTTTAACATCATTTCCGGTGTTTCTACCGTTTCCGGACAAAACACGGCTGCATCCTTATGCAGCGACACCAATTTTGTTAACTTTTCAAAAAAATAATTTTCAATTAACAAATCGTCATTCAATACCGAAACTAAATCAACATCCTGTACCAATTCATGGATGCCATAGTTCCATGATGCATTTACGCCAAGAGGAATGTTTGGTCTAAAGACTTTAATGCTAGAACGCATTTTCTTTGTGCTTAATATAATATTATTCCTGCTATTGTCAACGATAATTATTTTAGCAGGTTGGACTGTGTTATTTTTAATATTGTTCAATAATCCATTTATGAAAACATCTTGAATAATAGGAATAATAACGCCTATTTGCATAATTACTTACTCCACATAATTCATATCAATCAAATCATCAGGGAGAATGATTGCTTGATTTTGTAACCAGTAAGCAATCGTCGTAACCTGTCTATTTTTAATTAATTCACGATGTTTTATGCATGACTTCGAACCGATAATTGTGGATAAAATAGCTTTTTTATAATCATCATGCTTTGCTCCGTGCGGTTTGATGTTCATGATATATTTGTACGCCCACGCATCGCCGCCGAACATAAATGTTGCTATGCATCGGTTGCGGTGATAATCGTCGTAATTCCAATGATATCCGCGCGGAGCGGCATAGTGGTAAAGCGGCCAGGAAGGGAAAATATTAATGGAATATCCCAAAACAGCCAGGGTAAAGTTGATAAAATGTTCTCCGCCTCCATAAATTCCCAGTTCTTCCGGCCAGCCGCCGAGTTTATCATAGATCTCACGGGACATCATCATTCCACAGGTGGACATGCAGGGTACTTGATACGGTTTGTCGGATTGCTTGTAGCGTGTGAAACTGTAATGCACTACGCCGTTTTCCGGCAGAGTGACAAGTTTATAAATGAGTTCGACGCCAGGTTTTTCGAGCATATAGGCAAGCGGCATATGCAGAGTGCCATGCAATTCTTTGTGATGCTCTCTATAATAAGAAAACATATCAAATAATGCGTTTCGTGATGGGATGCAATGTGAATCGACGAACCACAGAAATTCACCATCAGAATTGGCCACGCCCATATTCTTTGCCTGCCAGTGGGAAAGTTTTGTGTCATAGGCCAGATATTTTAGCCATGGCCGCGAACCTCCGGCCAGTGACTTCATATATTCTCCGCCTTTGTCGCGTTTATTGCCCTGTTTATCCAGTTGTTCTTGCAACTCATTACAATGATTATCAATGACAATGATTTCAAAGTCGCAGCGGTCATGCAGTTCGGCAAATATGGATTGTACGGTAAAGGCGATTTGGGGATGTTCTTGAGCAAAGGGAATAATAATTGAGAGTTTTCCTGATATCATATTTTACTCCTTTACAGACCTTTTCTTTGATTCTTTTTGAATGTTTTAGACCTACCGGTAAAGCGCCGATACCAACCATTGCTTGCTTGCTGTGCTTTCATAGAAGCAAGAAGTTTATGCATTGCTCTTTCTTCAGATCCTTGCAAAAAAGATTTTAGAGATTCAATAATATTCATATGGTATTTTGCTCCCTTTAAAAGTTTTGTTGTTAAAGTGTTTTCATCGTTTTTATGATAATTCATGGCTTGAGTCATGAATTCACCTCTCACTAAAGAAATCGATAATCTGTTCGGCTGTTTTGCTGAGATTGTATCCTTTGTAAAACGCCTTGCTTCCTGCTTTGGAAATCCTGGCTACTTTGAACGAATTGGCCATGAGATCAGTCAATTTTTCTGTGATGTTTTCAAGGTTATAGAGGACGTAGTGTTTGTCTTCTATCAGATCGGCAAAAGGAAACAATTTGTAGTTGCGTACGGATTCGTGCGCGAAGAGCATGGCGCCGGCCGCCAGCGCTTCGTAATGCGCTAAGCAAACCTCGCCCCATCCGGGCGCAACGACAACGATTTTTGCTTTAGTCAATACGTCGGCATAAGCGTAAAGATCAAGACGGCTGATAAATGGGTTGAACGGTGCAATCGCGTCGAATACTTTTTTCCGGATATCGGTTTCGTATCCGTCGAGTTTTGCGCAGTAAACCAGCGGTACGCTTTTTTGCTTCGTGGTATTCATGAATTGCACATTGACGGCAAAGGGGACTTCAATCGCAATGTTAAGCAGGGATTGCATTTTTGTGCCTGGCGCAAGCTTGATTCGAGGATATTTCGGATAGCCAAAACGGCAAAAAGCATCATTGTTGCCGTCATCGTGGGAATCAAGCAACAGGAATTTCTTTTTAGATGCGAAACTTATGAATTTTTCGTCAGTCACGGCGATCAGATCTTTCCGGAATTTATGCCGATGACTTTCATCAGGGAAAGTATTGTAGATCAGGCCATCAAATTGCGAGTCATCGAATGCCGGATATTCAGATAACTTGATGATCTTGATTTCCGCTTTTTCCGGCGGAACGCAGGATAAGGCCTGTTTGAGATAATGAATACCGATTGAGTTGTCGTAAACAAAAAGCAATTTCATGATTTATCCTCCATATCGTCGAATATTTGCCAGTCTTTTTTATTGCGTACTTTTTCGTTAACCTTGTGCGCGGCATTGAGTGTCTCGATCGGAGCTCCGATCGATTTTGCATATTCAACAAAAGCGGCAATGTCTTTTGGAAAACAAGTGCCGCCGAAACCGAAATCTCCGTCATGCCCGGGAACTTCATGATGCGAATTTCCGATCCGACCATCCGCCAGCCACATTCTTTTTAAAAAACTGTAATCACAATCGATAATCTGACAGATCTTGTAGATTTCATTGAGATAGGAAATTTTAAGAGCAAAGAAACAATTGGCCATGTACTTGACCAGTTCCGCTTCTTCCCATGTACAATAATAAATCGGAGTGTGTATGCATATTGTCCGATAGAGGTCCGCAACTGCGTGTATTGAATTACGATCAATGCCACCAAGCACAATGCGCGAGGCATTAATGAAATCAAGCCGCGCGGATCTGGCGGTCAGAAATTCCGGATTGGAAACAAAACTGAGGTAAGGATAACTTGCCTGCAATGTTTTGTTTGTTCCGGGAAGTACTGTACTCTTGATGACAACGATTTTGGGAATCAGGGTTTTTACTTGCGCGACCTCCCTGTTAATGTCTGCGACAGCATTGTAAATGAAAGACATTTCCGGCAAACCGTCTGATTTGCGCATCGGGGTAGGAAGGCATAGAAACAAAATATCCTGATTACAGACTTCAGAAAAAGAATGTGTGCATTTTTCTGGTTTGATGTCATAAATTTTGATATCCGCTTTAAGTGAGAAACCGGCAGCGACAGCGGAACCGACAAAACCACAGCCGATGATACCTATTTTATGCATAATGAAGCTCCTTGTTGATAATAGATGTGAGATTTTCCGAGAATTTTTTAAGTGGCATGAATCCTAGTTTCGAAGTGGCCTTGCTGATATCTGCATAATTTTCCTTGATGTCATGATTCGGTCTTTCCACATGACTGAATTTCAAGGTTGGGGTGTTGTTTTTAAATATGTTTAATATATTGTTCAGTGTCATAACTTCACGGCCACCAATGTTGAAATCATCATGCAAAGTATTCCACTTTGATTCGATCAACCTGTTAATTACCCAGACAATATCCTTGACGTAAGTATATCCGCGTAAACTGTCACCATCACCGAATACAGTTATCGGTTTCCCGGCCTTGTACTGATTCAACCATTTGTAGAACACCTGGTCGCCGCGGCCATTTTCTCCATAAACAGTAAACGGTCTGATAATTACTGTGGGGATAGTTAATTGATTGACGACATGTTCACCCATAAGTTTTGTCATGCCGTAAAGAGAAATTGGATTTTTGGGATCATCTTCTTTGGTCGGCGGTTTTGCATCGCCGTATACCGATGACGAGCTGAACGAAATGAGCCGGCAACCGTACTTCTCGCACATCTTGCCGACATTCCATGTGCCTTCAATATTGGTTGTCATGTATTCGTGCGGATAGTCATTGCCACGCCTTACGCCCGCGCGCGCAGCTAGGTGAACGACTGTGGAGCATTGCGAGGTCTCGAATGCTTTGTCAAGATCATGGAGATTGCGGATATCGTTGCCATTCGTAAGATCGTAACAAGTTACGGCATGTCGTTTCATGAGTTCTTTAATAAGATGCGTTCCGATAAATCCACTTGAACCAGTAACTAAAATATTCATGATGTTTTCTCCCATTCCGTAAAGAAAGCCTTGCTGCCTTTCTTCTGAAATCTGTTTGCGTTTCTCCATTCAATGCCGATATCCTTGATCATCTTTGGATGATTCGGGCTGCTAAAAACACCGTATTCCCAGCGCAGAACTTCCTTGACCAGTGGATCGTTGCCGCCGTGAAATTGTTTTTCCGGATTGAGTCGGATATCGATAAGCGGAGCGCATCTTCGCACAAATTCGCCACGAAGCAGGGAAGGGTGGCCGCAAAATCCCGCTGTCTTGCGCAGATCAGGCGGACAAGAAAAATAATGTCCGTTCCATGGGAAGAACAGATTCCAGTTTTTCATTGTTGTTGCTGCAGCGTTAAAAAATGGCAGGCGCAAGGAAGCCAATTGCGGAAAATTTTCCATGAGTGCCATCATAAAGTCGATGGGGATTTCATTGAGTAGTTCCCAGTCATCTTCCAGATGAAAAACCCATGGTGCATCAGATCGCAGCCATGTCCATTGAAAGGCTTTAGGAAATGATGATTCCGTCGGCATGTTAACCATGTAGTGCTTAAAGTACGCTGAAAAAATTTCACAGATATCATGCGAGGCCATGTCATCACCGATCGGATCGATATTGACAATAAGACGGCATTTATCAATGATCGGCGCGAGCATATTCCGGTAAAACGAATTCAACGTTCGCTTTATTGTTTCCGGACGGCGCACGGCAGTCATTGTAATATCAATTAGAATATCCGGTGATTTATAGTTCATTCATGACCTCCTGAGATTTCCAGGATAAATGATGATCTCCGCGTTTTCGCAGAATGGAAAGTCCGGCCCATGGTCCGGGCAGCGTGACGATTTCCAGATAAATTGCACTTGTTAGATGCCAAAGATCGTCAGCTGCGCGCCATGCATCATGGCAATATCCATCAGCAAGCAATTCCGGTATGATCGGGTGAGTGTCATGCATGAGAATCAGACCGGTACCGTTTTTGACATAAGGCAAGTATGCGATAACATCGTTCATAGCATGCAACGAAGAATGATCGGCATCGATGAAAAGCATATCTATAAAAGGTTCACGGCCTTTTAAAGATTCGGCATACTCAAGTGTTGTACTTTGTATATGCGTTACATTGTTGATGCCGAGATTCAGATGATTAAAATCGATGCCGATTGCTTTTTCGACATAATCAGCCATGCGCCTTAGCGTGTAACCTTTCTTTGTGCCAAGCTCGACATAGACTTTCGGTTTGAATAATCTGGCCAGAGCAATAAATAATTCGATAAATTCCATTTCCCTATATTCTGCTGGTGTTTTCATTGGCTGCCTCCTTGATAAAAACAAAGATTATTAGTGATCGCATTGACCCATCTGTTTGCCCGATGCAGATGCAATGCGCCTTTGAATTTTGATTCGATTATTTTTCGTCGACTAAAATTGAACTTGAAGAAAAGGTCATCCCAGTATTCTATTGGTTGCAGGTTGACATGAGAATGTCCTTTCTGTTCGGGACCGGCGATTGTCAGAAGCAGATTATTGGACATCATAGTCAGGTTTTTAACGTAGATTTCCGCGTATTCCGGTTCAATGTGTTCGGCAACCTCGATGGACATGGCCAGGTCAACTTTAACAGGCGAAAGAATCGGAATGCGTAGGTCATGATAGATGATTTTATCGGTCATGGCATATTTCCGCGCGCCCTGGGAACCTTCAATGCCGACAGAATCGATTTTGTGGTCATTGAACCATTTAACAAAATCTCCGATCGCGCAGCCGACATCGATAACGCTTTTTGGCTGCAGAATATCCATGATGACCGGACACAACACTTCCGAGCGCCAGGCAATGCCAGATCTTCTTGCAAAGAATCTTTCCGGATAAGTAATTTCAAGACTCTTCATTCTGCTCAGCCTCCTTTCTTTTCCTTTCCGCTTCTATTTCTTCCTCAATTGTTTTGCGCAGACCAAAAAGATGTTCGCCGGGAGGCTTGAGAATATCTTCGATATGGGCGAGAATATTATCCAGCGGAAACTCCCACCATTTTAACTTCCGCTGTAAATAGTCACACCACGATTCATCGAATCGGAATTTTTTATGGACGGCGGGGTTTCCGGCAACCACAGAATAAGCATCGACATCTCTTGCAACAACCGCATTTGCTCCGATAACCGCGCCATTGCCAATCGTAACTCCTGACATGATGGTAACTTTATGACCAATCCATACGTCATTTCCGATAATGATAGGTCCTTTATCTCGAGGGTGTCCTGCGATGTGTTGGGCGTCGGCGAAAAGTGCGGAAAAGGGGTAAGTTGTCGTCCAATCGTGCCGATGTTCGACATTGAAAAGAATGGTGACATCATCGGCAATTGAGGTAAATTTACCAATTGTAAGACTTCCTTTTCCGATAATTTTTGGTACGCCATATGTGTAATCTCCTATTTCGTAATCCCTTAAAGCTGTTTTAGTCATGATCGGATGTTTTAGTGCCATGATATTTCCTTTCCCAGAAGCAGATCGAACCACTTCTGGCGTTCCTTGTGTGGAGTTTGAAAAATTCGGTTAAATAAGGCTGCGTATTGCGGATAGATTGCTTCGATGCCATGCGTAACATCAAAATAATCACGTGTTCCTTCATTAAAAGAAGGGAATATGGAAGAAGCACGCAAGGCAAAATCGATTTGCTTTGCCGCCTGCGCCGGATTATCGACATCGAAATGAAACGAAAATACAGTATGATCGCTCCTGATTGCCGGACTATGGAATTGCTCATTCGATAAGGTGATAGGCGTTCCACAGGCCATTGCTTCCAACGGGCCGCGGTCATTCTGGCCGGCAACGCCACAATGTACGAAAAGCTTTGATTGATTATACAATTCGCAAAGTTCATTGCGCGGGATCATTCCGGTCAGTCTGATATCCAGATCATAGCAGTTTATCATTTCGGTGATATGCGATGTTCCGATTCCATGAGATAAACTGCCGGGCATAATACATTTCAGATCGTGTCTGCTGAATTGTTTTCTGTATTCCAACAGTATGGGAAGGATTTTGAATTGTCCCTTTTTATCATGAACATGGGACGCTCCGATCATCAGGTCGTATTCGCGTTGAACATTCGGCATGAAATAAAAAAGTTCAGGATTGATCGGTTTGCGGATCGGATAATAAAATCGGCCGATACTATCTTGATCGCATTGCTCAATGAGATCATCGAGAACAATGTCCCAGAATGTCCATGCTCCGCGATTCGAAGCGGCACGGTAAAACAGCAACCATCTATCCATTTCGTGCCATTGATTCAAAAATGCCCACCATGACCGCCAACCGCCGCGCGCCCACATGATATCGTCAGGACGCAAAAACGGCCAAAGACATTCAACATGAGGCACGACAAGTCCGTTGATGTTTTTGGAGATGACAAAGGATCCCGGTGATCGGTTAGATTCAATTATTACAAGAATTTCATCAAATAAGTTTTTTTTGATAAATTCCTTGAATAAATAACAGAACCCTTCTTCATTAAAATGTGCGGCAAAAGGATCTCTGGATTGTATTTCCGGCGACCATTTTGGAATTTTATCCGGCGCGGCAGAACCGTTCGATACGTAAAGATATACAAGTCGTCTCATACATATATCCTCGTTTCTGCCATGACAGGAGCGTAATATTTGGAGTAGAGATTATCGTAATTGTATTTCTTGCGCATGAATGTTCGCGTCATGATACCGTCGTTTTCATTCATCCGGCCAAGGATCACTATGGCTACCTGCTTTAAATAGTCGTCTTGATCATTGCAATGATGATCATGCGTATATGATCCGAAATCAAAGAATAATGTATTGCCGCCGGACACTTCTGCTTGCATGTGCAACGAACGGTTCAGTACGCACAAAGCGCCGGATGCCAGCGCTACTTCCGGAAGAACAAGGCCGAATGTTTCTTCGCGTGTCGGAAAGACAAATAAGTTAGAAAGCATCATTAACTGGGTAAGGATATTTGCAGGAACGCCGACTTTGTACGGTTGTTTACCGTTACGTTCAAACAATGATGAAAAGATTAGATCCTTGCCGGGTTCGAGACCGTATTTTTTTCCTATCTCGTAATAATCCATCAGATTTGCGTAATGTTTTTGTGTCGTTGCCCATTGGTTTGCAATAAAAAGGCAAACAGAATGACCCATGGATTTGATGTAGGCCATGATTCTGATAACTTCAGAAACACGTTTGGCTTCGAAGCGGTCGGATGAAGCAGGATATATCTGTATAATATCTGACGACATCATGGCAGGGTAATTATCAATCAATTCGCAGGTCGCTTCATCAAAATTAAACATGACACGCAGATCTTTGATGTGCGGAATGATACGAACCGATGATGTGTTTGTGCGGTAACTTTCCGCTACACGGATTTTATCTGTCGCATTGGGATATACAAGTTTGTGACCCGGACCATAAGAGGCCATATCCCACCAATCGGAAAATTGGGTAGGTATGCTGTGAATCCAGTGCAGCCAGATAACTTTTTGCAATTTATCTTGAATGTATTGCAATCCGATGGCGTACGGTTTATTCCAGCCGGTAAAAACGAAGTCATGCGTAAAGACCGTGTCGATTTCCAGTTCTTTGATAGTTTCAACAAGTATATCGCACGTTGCTCTGGCTGTTTTTTCGTGATCTTCGGAAAGCGGTTGGCCGCTTTGATAATCTTTTAAATGGGCAAAAGGTATTTTTTTAAGAAGGGTACAATTCGAAATGTTAAACTGATTTTCAGAATCATTGAATCTTTCATTAACGAACAGGAAAACTTCGTTTCCGTATTCGGTGAGCATTCTGACCTGATCTTTGACGATTCCTGTTAGCGAATACCAGGGATCGAACTTCATGAAAGTAGTGAGAATAGCAATTTTCGCCATAGGCTGCCTCCTTATGCGAAGTATTAAGTTTTAGAGTTTAGGGTCAAGTAACTGCAATTACTTTTGTTTATGTTTGTTATTTCATGGCGACACCTCCTTGTATTTATAAGTTATCTAAGTTTTATAAGTTGCACTTTATAACATAGAATTTTTATTGTGCAAGTATTTTTATTGACTAAGAAACAGTGACCCGGCGGAGAGTACCGGATCACTGCGGCGAGATGCACGGAGGGGCAGTCCGTGCAGGGGATAGTTAATTCAATGACAAAATCTGTTCGTATAATTTAATGATGCGTTGAATATGGCCGAGCACATAAACACGTTGAGAATTTTTCATGTAACGTACCATTCGTAAAAAGAGAAAATCTTTCCAGTCATTCGGTTTCTGCAAAAGAATTTCCTTGTTTCCGGCGCCGGGCAATTTCTTGTCGTCCTGTGGATTTACCGCGCCGTCAAATAAGCAAATATCAAGAGGGAATGGTGCTTCATCGCAGCCGGACGCTTTCCAGTATTTACGATAATAAAGTTCTTCTATTTCTGATTCCGGCATGCCGTCATAAACTTCCGGATTGTATTTTTTAGATAGTCCCCACACAGTAAGACCACCAGGATCTTTAGGATCATTAGTTGTTGTTCGACTTTCCAGTCCCAGTACAATATCCAGTCCCTTGTTGAAATTTTCCCGCATGATTTTATCCTTTGATTTGAGGAACATTGAATGTTTTAATGCCCCATGTTAAGAATCCAAGAAACAATAAACCGACAATAAAATACAAGATACATCGCGAAATAACATTCCGTTTCGTCTTGTTCCAATCGTCGCAAATATCCATGAGTTTTTCGATGAATTCATGTTGCTTATAGTGTTTTTCAGGTGGGATATAGAAACTTTTAAATTCCCGTTTCATTGAATCTGTAACTGCATCTCCGACAATTTTCTCGAGGTCTTCTTTTGTAAAAAGTTCCAATGTTTGTTACCTCCTGCAAGTTTATTTTTTATTGCTTCGTCTCTTTTAAAAGATTTTCGATAATCTTGTTTTTTTCCTCAAGTTGTTTTGTCAACATGTTGTTTTTTTCCTGAAATTCCATCATTTGTGTATGCAAAACAATAATCATTTTGTCGCGTGCCACGATAATTTCAGCCAGAGTTTTTTCCTGCGTGATTTCTTCAATTGTTTTTATCATCAGCCATTCCTTTTTTTATTTTCTTAATTCCAACAAAAACAAAGATCTATTGCTAAAATTACCGGCACTTCCAGATACATAAGTTGCTTTTGCGTAATAAATATATGTTCCTGCAGCTGGGGTATCTGAAAAACTAAAAGCATGTGTGTGATAGTGATCACTGTATATCCATGCCATATCTTCATATTCTTTTATCAGTGTGCTATCACGATAAATTTTTATATCGTGTGTTGCCGGATTCGCTATCGATCCGTCACTGTTTCCAATACAAGAAAATATAATAAAAACAACAGAGCCAATTGTTGTAATTTCGGCGGATTGCAAGGTAATTGTTCCGGATGATAATTTTGTTGAACCACTTGTAAATGCAGTCACCGGGACAGAAATGCTGCCACTACTTATTCTATCAACATTTAATGTTCCGGAAGTAATATCAGAAGCATTCAAGGCGCCTCGAATTGTTAATGCACTTCCATCCCAATTTAAGTAATTTGATTCATTTCCAATAAATAATTTTGCCTTATTTGAGTCTGAATCATCAATGCCAAGAATAAAACCAGCCTGGGTATTATTAAAATCAGTTTTCCCTGCTGCAATATATGCGTCACCGTTGCCATCAGAGACACCAAGAGTTATTTGTTTTGAATATATAATTCCGGATGCAAGCTTTTCCGCGATAACCGAACCATCAATAATTAGGTCACCCGTGACACCAACTACATTGTGACCGTCAATAATACCTTCAATAAGGAAATTAGAACCGGCAATCTGGTTGAGATTTTCGTATCCCTGAAGAATCAATATATAATCATCTGGGCTTGTGGATGTATTGCCTTCTATGCCTGCGGTTGCGGATGACGGATACCAATTGCCTGTGTTTCCATAAATATCACAAAGGCGTATCCAATAATAACGTTTGTCAACAAGATCAAGGCCATTATGTGTCCACGCTGCTGTTTTTGTAGTTCCAACATTTATTGCCGTTGCCCGGTTATTTGTTTCTGCTGCCCATATTTCTACATAGTTAAAACCGGTAAACTCTGCATAAGTCAAAACAAGATGTATGGCATAGGTTAGACCTGTGGTAGTTATGTCAGTGCCGGTTGTTATTGCGTTTGTTGTTATAGATGTCGATCCTTCAGCACTTTCATTACCGGCAATATCTACAGCAACCACCGTATACGTTCTTTCGCCTATCCAGTTGATGCGTTCCATGTATCTGAGCGCGGATCCGATATTAACAGTATTTACTTTATAAAAAGCAATGGGCAGGGATGTTTTACAGTCTCCCCATGTCACGATACATTGTTCATTAACTGCTGTGGCTGTGGGAACAGGCGTTGATGGTACGGTAATTGTAATACCAGCCACTTCGGTTTGCTCACTTTCGCCGCCTACCGTCAGCGCTGCCAGTGTAAAATTATACGTGCCGACAGTGAGTACTTCAGAGTAAGTATATGAAGTTCCTGATATATTTGTTGCCTTTAATGAATCATTCAAGTAAATGGAATATCCGGTAACTGTAATATCTGTCGGCGCATCCCATGATAACTTTATTACTCTATCAATTAATGTTGCTGTAAAATTGAGAGGTACTTGAGGTACGGCGATAATGCCAATTCCGGCTACAACAAGTGTCGTAGATATACCGTCATTGGCATGGCGGGTATGGCTGACACAAAAAGTATATGCCTCGTTACGAGGTTGCAAGCCTTCGATTTTAAAAAATGGATTATTTGTACTTCCTATATAAGTATATTCATCATCATCATAACTTTTATAGAATACATACCAAATCATGGCGAATCCGGTCCAGGATAAGTGAATGACAGTATCAGGACTGCCATTCCATAGCTGGACCTCCTGCGCACGAAGATGGGCTTCGTATGTTATTGTTGGTATAGTTGCTGGTTCAGACACAGGTTTTGTATCATCATAGATACTGGCATTGTACTCCAAGCAGATTAATTTTCTGGTTAAGTCACTAAGGCGACTTGTTCTAAGAAGCCGAAAATACTTTGTTGCACATCCTATTGATGTAATAATCCATTTATCGTGTCTTACCGGAAGCGGATCGAATATATCGGTTATTGATACAGTTGAAGTTGTGACTTCAGAATCTACATTATTTAACGTATATTCTTTTATTATGTCATCTGCAGCTGATTGAAATTTGATTGTGTAAGCAACACCAGGAGATAACGTGATTTCCTTATCTAATGTAACTTGACTGAATGTAGCTGATACAATCAGTCCACCTTCACCCCACATGGTTACATCATGTTGTGCTTCCACAACATCCCATGGCATACAACCGATTGCATCGATATCGGCCTCCCAATTTCCTGTACGTATGAGCAAGCGATTGCAGTTTAGCGCAAAGTTGCCGTGAGCGATCGCTTCCGCCAAAGATGTGCAACCTTTTAATGAAAGTTGTGTTTTTTTGATCTCTTGTGTAGCGGAGTCAAAGTCCGAAGCATGAATTTCAATTGTGCGTTGTTTGTACTTATTTTCTTTATCCCAAAAAGTAACATTAACAGCATTGGCACGGTTTTCAATATCCATATATTCGACATTGAAACTCTTTGCCTTGATGTTGGCCATGTTAAATATGAAACTTTGAGCTGGAAGTGTTTCCAGTTTATCGACAAAACAGGTGAATTTGCTACCCATTTGAATAGTATTCCCGCGGCCAAGCTGCCCGAAAGTATTTAGGACTTTTCTTAGGCTTGATGAAGAATCTAAATAAATATTGCACCGGAATTGTACTGCCGAAGGAACGCCATCAGAAATATAATGCAGGTCATTATTGTTGGCCCATGCCAGAAAGTCTTCGTAAATAATTCTGGAATAAGGAACACCACCACCATAGAAGGAATCATGTAAAATATCATATGATGCCCATGCCGGATTATTGGCTGGAAGATTTTCATATGCCGCACCTGCCCAAACCGGAACGGTTGATCGTGTGGCAATAATTGAAAATGATGGTATGCTGCCCGAAAATTTATCAGTTGCCAAAGCACGCAAACCGAATACTGATGAACCTGGAAAAGAAAATTGGTCATATATGATTGCTTCGATATAATCAATGTATGTATCAATCATTAATCTTGCGTTTGATGCTTGAAAATTACCATTATACCAACGCAATCTTACCTGATATTGCCCAGGTGGAAGGTTATCGATATAAACAACGCGACGAATTGCTTTATTGGTACATGTAGTAATATTATAACGATTACAAGTTATTTCACCTATTATGTTTATTTTGGTTCCGGCAGAAACCCAGTGCCATTTATTTATTAAACGACTTTGGCGAGTACTGTACAACCAAATAGTTGGATTATAAGAATCTCCCTCTATATGATCTGATGAATTGGTCGAACCAACTTCATATTCATACCAGGAACCTCCAATTTCAAATCCTGCCGACCAACGCGCAGTTGATATTGTTGTTTCTGAACTTGTGTAACGCTGTGCGCGTACCCATGTTGAATCATTGATTTCTTTATATTCTATTTCAATATCAATGCCATGAGCTTCATTATTGCCATCATCATTGACTATATATATTCCCATTGGACAAGAAATAGCGACACCGATTGCCTCTACTTGCGTACCATCGACATCAATTATTATGTATTGTCCATCAACAAATTTCTGGCCTATTGCCTTTGTTGATCTTGTATCATGAAAGAAAGAAATCGGTGTTTGGTCAAGAGATCCAGTACGATATTCCCATGTAATATCATAGGAATCCTTAGCAACCGGGTTGTCATTCAACAAAACACTTGTTTCGTTAAACGAATCAATGGCATGATCAGCAATAGCATATAATATATTAAGGTATTGTTTATTATTAACAATCTCAATATATTTGCCGATTATAGGTGGTTTAATTCTTGTTGTTCCATAAAGAACAGGCCAGACAACACCTTCGCGGTTGGAGTTGTTTGATGCATCCCATGAATATGTTTGAGATACTTCAGAATCATTAGCATCGCCCATGTCGTATGGAATAAGGGCGCTGATTAATGTGTTGCCAATAACTGAGACTGCCATACCTGCGCCTATGGCTATTGCATTTGCTGTATTTAACGCAAATCCCGCTCCCACAAGATATCCGCCAGCCCCGCCAAGATACCATGTGGCTGCGGCTGCAATAACAACAACTGCAAGCTGCAATATAAGCCGTAATGTATTTTTCTTGCCACCACCTTGAGGAGTAACACATATGACAACATTGCCATGCGGATAGATTAAGGAATAATCGGCATTTTCCGGTACAAGTTCTCCATTTATTGCTGCCGATATACTATAACAATCGGTTAATGGATCCCTGTTCAGATCAATACATTCTTTTAAAGACAGGCCACGTGGCATTTCTTTGAATTCGCGGCTACCGCGTGGATCAAACGGATTTAGAATATTTGTAAGATGAATATTTTCTTTCTGTATTAAGGATTCCATTTCCAAAACCCTTTTATTTTGCGATTAAAAAATCTGTCATTAATACGACTTACTATAACTCCCATATCTTCAAGAATATGAATAAACTTGCCTTCTCCGATATATACGCCAAGATGCTGCACTAAATCAGGATGCATAGGATCTAGCGCCATAACTACAGCGCATCCAACTTCCGGTTCTGATAAAGGAAGCCATCTTCCGCTCGCCAGTTCTTTTTCAATAATCTTTGCGTCAATTTCAGTGTATGGATATTCGTCTCTGGCTTTCATGGCAACAACCTGTTCAATAGCCATTATTTCAATATCGGAAACTTTAATATTATTGCCATAATGATTCATTACTTCCACAAACAGACTTTTACAGTCGTGAGTTCCCTGAGTCTTTGAATTGCGTTCGTATTTGCTTGTGAAAAGTTTAAGTAATATCGAATCCACTTTGTCCAACTCCTGGCGCATTGCCGAATCTGATTGAATTTCCAAGTTCCCTGCAGCGAAGCAATGTATGATCGCATTCTGTTTCCGCGCCGGTATACCCACAACGCCCATCAATACCCTTGAATTTATAACGACAGTGATTACGTAGAATCAGATTTTGCGGACATCTTCTGCTGTAAGGATTATTTGCAGACAAGATAAATGTAGCCCATTCCGAATCTGCTTTTGGTTGTTTTAATTCAAAGAAATGATCAACTTCCGGATCGGCAGCAGAGTTTGCAGCAATAACTTTGGTATTAATAACGCATATTGAAACAGTTATCGGAGAGTATCCGTATGTCATGATATACGAGTAATAAAGTTCGATATATTGATCAAGAATACGATTAACATTAGATATTTGTACTGTAACAAGCGGTACCTCGCCGCTGGAATTATCGCTTATTTCATTTATTACAAACGGAAAGGCTACCCATGTTTCGGGATTACTGTCACCAAGATGTTGCCACGTGATATTTTCTGAATTATCCACAAGACGAACCACATCTTCGAGTCCGGGAATAACAATTCTAAGACAGACAAGAAAAACGCTATCTGTGTTTAACTTGTTTTTTTCCTGAATGGCAATGGATGATAAAGACAACATTATATTTCCTGTAATTTAATAGTTAAAGTTCTGTATCCGGGAACAATAATGTTATCTTCCAGTTCATCCTGATCAAACATTACCGTATATGAAATACCTGTTGAATAATGAATCCATGTAAATGCGCTGCCCTGTTTTGCAAGGAAGAATGCTTCAATGATTTGATAATCCGATTCCGGCAACGGAACTTTTTCTGTCCATTCAAGAGTCCATTCTTTTTTCCCGGCTGTCCACTTTTTGCGAACCTGAACATAAGGACCTTCTTTTTCGATATGATGCGAAGGAAGGTATGTTGATTCTTTAATCGGATATTCCGGTTCAGTGATGTTCGGCCATACAGTTACAAGATCGTAATCAATAGTCGTAGTTGTCGTAGTCGTAGTCGTAGTTGAACTGGTAGTGGTTGACATTATTGACCCCCGACTACATCTCTCAGCCCGCTGACATTTCTTTGCAGTGCATCTAGCCATACCGACACTACATACTGCTGGCCATCGAATGATGTTTCTGATTTTGTTTGCTTTAGCGGTGTACCGCTTTCATTTTTTAATTGTACCGTTATAGGTGTTGGCGATGACGAGACCACACCACCATCAGCATAGTGAGTTTTATAACTGTCTGAATGAGGTATTGACGGAATAGAAAAATTCATTGAACTTAATGGAATTTGTCCTTTATTCAAGGCTTCCATGAAATTTACACCGTATTTCTGGACGGAAGATTTTTTGATAACGAATTCTCCGCCCATCGCCATAATCGGAACATCATCTTTGCGGCCGGAACCACCCTTGATCGGGCCACCTTCGGCTTTTCCTTCCGGTCCGTTGACCATTTGAGAAGTGATCGCGCCGACCTGAGCACCGGTGAAAGCCATGGACATTGCAGCATAAGCAAGAGCAAGAGTTGGACCTCCCGCTTCCATACCTTTGGCATAGGCAGTAGTAGCAGCCTGATATCCCTTGATCGTGGCATCAATGATTGCCAATGCTTTCATGGCATAGAAAGCTTCTTTGCTCTGTTTACCGGATGCGTTAAAGATTATCTGGGCAGTCTGCACAAGCATACTTCCCATATCGTTGGCTATTTGCAGTCTGTCCTGAAATATCTGTTCGTCTGATTTTTTAATAATGTTGTTGGAAGAAATAGTATAATTAGCGTATTCTTCCTGTAATGCTTTTAATTTTTGTTGTCCGGCAGCAGATAAATTTTGTTTATTTTGTTCATGTCTTTCCAGCTCCATCTCCACTCGCATCATATATTCACGAGAAGATTCAAATGACTCTTTTTGAGAGACAAGATCTCCGCCTGGCAACATTGATGCTTTCGTTATTCTCTGATAGCCGACTTCTGCGTTTTGATCGAGATTAGCCTTTAATGCTTCCTCGTGTGCGTTAAATCCTTCCGGAGCATAAGGTGTGGTGCGATATCCGAATTTGACATCAGCACCGCTGAATGATCGAACGCCTAGTGTTTGCGTAGAATTCTGGCTGTAAATCTGATAACGCAATTTTGCGGAATATTCGTTTATTTCAGAAATTGCTTTATTTACTGTTTCAGTATCCTTGAAGGTATCGTTTTGATTATCGATGGTAGCATGATCGAGTTTGTTTGCTGCCGTGGCTATGGCGGAAAATGCTTCTTTCAGGCCGGTTACATCTATACCCTGTAATTTTTCAGATATTAAATTAAGAGCGTTTTTAATAAGTTCTATGGCTTTAACGGGATCAGTTTCACCGGATATGGCTGCCTTTAAGTTTGTTAAGATTGCTGCGGATTCGTTTAATTTATCATTTTTATTATCTTTATTAAGTACGGCAATATTAGTCTGCATGACATCAATGCCGGCGGTTGCTTGTTGAATATATTGATCTGTTTGCTTCGCTAATTTTCCGGAATAATATTCTTCAATAGACATACCGCCACGCTTGTAAATGCTATCAAGCGCAGCAATAATATTTTTGGCTTCTTCTTCAGTAACATTTTTGACAATTTCCATATGAGTCTTAGCTTCTTTGGCCAGTTGCTCACGGCGTTCCTTGTCGTATTTATCATTGATAGCCTGTTCCTGTAATTTGATCAGGTCATATTTTTTATTTTCAGACCACAGTTTATAATCATCACTACCCTTAAACTTTTTCAGATCAGCCTGACGCTGGTATTCGATTTTCTGCATTGCATCGGTTTCAGCGGCAGCGAAGGCATCAAATAAATGGCTGTAGGAAGCATCGAATTTTGCATCAAGTTCGCGAAAAGATTTTTCTGCAGCGGCAATCAGGACATCTTTCCTGGATTTGATATCTTTACCGGAAATCATGCCGTATTGAGTGGAAACTTGAGTATCCAGACTTTTAAATTCGATTTGCAATCTTTTTTTGATTGCATCATAAGAGTTGCCGATGACTGATTCCCACAAGCTGGCTGTCTTAGTACCGAACGAAACAACCTCGTCGACCGCACGGTTATAGTCCTGTTCCAGGGATGTGCCGCCGACAGCTTTGCGGTATTGCAGATCTCCGGGAGACCAGCGCGGAGTTTCGCCGACTTTTCGGGGACGCATCATTTCGTATTGGCCGGCAAGTGCTTCGTCTATTTTCTTTTGCGTTTCCGGACCATAATTATAATAACCGGCCGTCGCCTTATAATTGGCAATATTTTGCATGAAGGACGCGGCAAAGTTTTTGCCGATATCTGGTGTAGCCATGGAAAGAGCGCTTTTTAGTGTTTCTCCGGCTCGCTGTGAAGCATTAAAAAAGACACCCTGATCTCCTCCACCTCCATATACATATTGCTTACCGAAAACATCTGCACCGTGTTTTGTATTAAAGTTATTTATGTAAGCACTATTCCAATATGCTGGAGTACTGGATGGGATATTAGGAATTGTACTTGCCTGTACGCTTGATGGACCAATGCCGAATTTAGCGACAAGATGATCCCAGAAACTGGGCTGTCGTCTTGTCATTTCTGATTGTATAGACAATGCCCGCGGGCTGAGATCATAATCTCTGATTGATGTAAAAACACTTGCGAATGATTTTTTGGGATCCATGAGATTTTTTATAGGATCCAATATAGGCCCGAACCATGTTTCCATGAACCATTTCGCATATGGGTTAACACTGTTACCGGTACCGAAATTTGCATACTGACCGGCTGTTGTATTTTTGGAAATCTGTTTTCCGGAAAATACATTCCAGTCCATTGCGCCCTCTGACATCATCTTTAGTGCAGGATGAAGCTGAGACCACCAGTTTTTGATGTCACCGGTAATATTTCTTGTAAAGTCTTCCAATTGGAAGCCAATATTGGCGAAAGGACCGACTGAATACAGTCCTTTCCAATAATCGGGAGTAAGGAAAGGGAATTTTTTAATCAGATCAGGTTCTGTATCTTCCTTAACCTTGCCCATACCTGCCCAAAGCGGCGCTTTTGTACCCAGAGCTTCCGGCCAGTATCCCATTTGACCTTTTTGAAATTGGTAGAAGGGAAGAACGCGACTAACAACATCCTTTTCAAAAGGTGTCAGATACGCTTTGTTGTATTTATAGAAAGCATGCTCGGTTGCCTCGATTATTTCCGGAAAATTCTTGCCTTGTCTTTTCATAGCAAAGGCAAGAGCTGTACGATGAACCGATTCATTTAACGCGGCGAATTTCGCAGGAAGGCGAGACATAGCTTGTTCAAACATACCGGTCTGCGATAATGCTCCGGACTCTTTCAACTGATTATAAAAAGCGGGATCGGTCGCACCTTTAGATTTGATCAATTTAATTGCACTTGCGTAATCCCCAAGATGTGAACCTTCGGCGATACCTTGCCACAGAGCACCCAGAGTATTACGTGTCTGAAATTTAGGCGACCAGGACATAACGCGTTTGAATAAATCAGCAGACCAATCCATTGATTTGCCTACAAAGCCGGCTTTCTCCTGCGGTCCGAAGGCATTATTCAGGACATCGTAAAATTGTTTTGGTATAGCCTTGACTGTACTGGCTGGAAAATTTGTTTTTGTATAGTTAGAAACATCGAAGCCCAATTTCGCCAATTTGTCAAAATTTTTCGATTCCGCGGCTACGCGAAACGCATCTTTAAATTTATCAACACTTGATTTTGGAAATGCTTTTTCAATTTCATAAAAAATATTGAATTGACTTTTTAGGACATCGATACCTTTCTCAACCCGTGGAATTTTCGATGCCATTTCCACAGAGAACGAACCTATTTTACCAATACCTTTAAAAAGAGGCTTCATTGCGCCAAAATTAACAGGATCAACAGCAATGTCACCGGCGAGGCCGAGAATACTTGCTAGCGCACCGTCTTTCATGCCCATTTGTTTGGTAATGATATCTTTGTATGTTTTATGATTGAGAGTAAAATCTTTGCCGGTTGCGGTAGTAAGTAAATTATCACTGATACTTTTCGCATAAGACTTCGAAAAATTAGTCACAAAATCTTTCAATGCGCCTTCATTGGCTTTGTAAATAGCATCGACTGGCGAAAGTGCGCCGAGGCCGGCAGTCAATCGTTTGATCGTACCGGCATCCGGGCGCGAAGTGTTTAAATAGGAACTGATATCTTTTTGCAGGGAATCTTGTTTTTTGGTCAGAACAGCAATGCTCTTTGCTTTTTCCGCTGCTTTCTCGTAATCAGCAATTGATTCCCGTAATTGTCGTTCGCGTTCCTCCAACGAGTCTGCAAGTTTTTTATCCATCATAACTTAGTCCTTAGACTGTATAAATCGCTGAAAATCCTTATCTTTCATAAAGCGTCCGATTTTTACGCCCATTGCTATAGTTTTCTTCAGACGACTGAATAATTCATTTTCTCGTTTTGCATTTTCCTCCAATGCAGTTATAAAGAAGGTGTATCCGTAATCCCAGGCTTCTCTATGTCCATTGACGATGAGGCGGCAAATAGAAACATCAATTTGTTCCACACCACTTGCCTGATCCCCTTTAGAAATGGATTTTCGCCCTCTATTTTGAGGGCCAGGTCGAAAAAAATTTCATTAACTTCGGCAAATGCGTCGTAAATAAGTTTCAGTTCGCTCAAAGCGTAATTATCGGTTTCTTCCAGTGTAATGCCATGCACGCACTTGTCCCAATGTTTGCGTAAAATAACTTCATTGGAAAACATTGGCATATCTGCTGTTTCCGGTGACTCTCCGGTAATATCTTTCCAAAGATTCTTGATATCCTTGACCGTTAACTCGTATACAGTAACGGTTTTTTCGCCGATTTTAATTTCTTTTGATAATCTCATTGTCATCCTCTCCTAGATGAATTTAAAAAAATCCCCCGGGCTACCCCGGGGGAGAAGTTTATTGACTCAACAATTTTACGATGGGGACGTGGTAGTCGTAGTCGTAGTCGTCGAGGTTGTCGTGTCGAATGTTGCCGAAAAGAACGGACTGGACGCATGATTTGCCCGATCCGCCATACCTTTGCCGCTGAAATTCAGAACGGTAAATTCATCGCCGATTAATGAAAACGCACCATTCGGTGTAACCTTGACTTTCCAGAACTCATAATTGCAGTTTGGTCCGACAGGATTATCAGCAATAAATTTCAGTGCATAATACCGGTTGGTATTCTGGTTTGCATAAATAATACGCGAACCGCTCATAGTTCCTTTGAGAAACATACGCAGGTTTTCAACGGAAATTTCATCGAGTGCAAATTTTACATTATAACCGCTCATTACCACTGTTTCGGCATCCAGTTCCTTAACAGCGGAACGCGAAGAAAAATGCTCCTTTGATTCTTCAGTCGGCTCATATTCAAAAGAAGGACAGTTGCCAACATCGGCATAAGCGCCGACGACACCGCCCTCCCATTTCGCTATAGATAAAATACCTTTACCGATCATGTAATTATCGGGACTAGGTGAAGTTCTGGGCGCTCCCATAATAGACCTCCTTATAAACCTATTTCTAATTGATAGTATTTCTGGTCATAGATAACGAATTGATCGGTTGTGATCAGATATTCACCATCATTGACAAGAGTTAATTCTCCCGCACCTTTTAAAAGCGATTTGCCATTCAATGCATTGACGCATTTGTCTAACAAAGAAAAGATAGACGGGACTTCCGTGCTGTTAAAATTATGGTTGTTTGATTCGCCGATATAAATAGACAAATCATGTTTATAACGTAAAGATGCTCCTTTGCCTTCTATGCGTTCACGTGTTTTAGAAATAACCAGAGCAAATGGAGTTGTCAGGTTGACCTGGGCGGGAAAAGAACTTTCCTTGATCTGGACTTTTTTAGAATATCTGTCCAGTTCACCGTGATATGGCTTAACCAGCTTCAATTCCGTTACGTGTGCTTTCAGATGATTACAAAGCAACGTAATAACATTACCTCGTTCAACGAGAATTCCCATTAGAATTCCTCCATGAAAGCTTCGGTAAATTTCTGTTCGCGCGATGAAGCGGCATATCCGCCGCTGGCGGTTGTGGTTTCACCTTCTTCTTCCTGTCCCAAAGTAAGTTTTCCTTCGGCAATTTTTTCAAGAGTTCGAAGACACTGTTTGTAAGTGTTGCTCCATATCGCCGAATCAAAATATTTGCGCAGATGAAGATTCCAGATTGCCATTTTAGCGGAAAGATTGGCAACGAGAGGTGGAACCGGATCACACGGGACTGATTCGCCGGCAAGCACAAGGTAGGCGTCGATTTCACGATCAGCCTGATCTATCGCTTCATCAATGTTGTCATTGTTCACGGCAGTCGCGCCTGATGTATCATTGGACAAATTAATCAACATTGTTTCCGGTATCAGTTTTTTCATGTCAGCCAGTGCACAGTAAGCCATGACATCTCCATTTTAAAAAGTGCCGAAGGCCCCGAATTGCTCCGAGACCCCGGCAGCCATGTTATTTCTTGATGTTACTAAACAGATATCCGGCACTGGCCATGATTATCTGCGAATCATACATATCAGTACAACGCACATTCACGATTTTTCCGCCTTCCTCTGTGAAAATATCGACATAGGGATACGGAATAGGGGAGAAACCGGGTCTGATGGTGTAACCGAAACTCGGTTCATCGATATCCGGCGTCTGGGTTTCGGGAATGTAACAAAGGATCGCGTTATCGCTCCACAGGTCCGTGAATTTTCCATCGGAATCAAGACTCATGGATAAACCGATGATGACGCGTTTGAGGTCATGCATCTGGGCGATAAGATCGGGACGAACAACCTTGTCGGATGTCAGTTTCAGCTTATCGGTATAGTCTGCATGAAATTTCAACTGTGCGTAGGCATCGGCACCGAGTACAAGCGTATTGGGATACGCGCCGATATCTTTACGGATAACTTCGCGGGCATCTTCGATTTGCTTCACTGGTGTGGATCCTGTTTCGCTCCAGCAATTGCTGCCGGTTAGGGCAGTTCTATGTGTGACGTCATACGTTCCGGCCGCCTGCACATAATCGGCGACGGTTTTTTCCTGTTCCAGTTTAAGATTCCACTGGACTCTCCGGCGCTGGCGGTTTTCCAGGTTGAATAAAGCTTTGAGCTTCATGTCGCCGGGAAGATTCTTCAATTCATCCAACTC